CTTCGGACAATCTTGAAAAGTTTGCCGATCTCACGAAGAAGACTTTCTTGGAGTCGAGTGAAGGCTACAAAGACGTGAAAGGCGTGGGGAAAAGTATCCTCGAACTCATGGACGAGTTCATCGACACCGGTGGGTGCCAAAGACTCGAAGATCTGTTGGACTTTGAGGAGATCGTGGAAAAGCGCAAAGAAGCACGAACGAAAGAACTGCACGCCTTGTCGAAGCCGGTCAACAAATCCATGGCGAAGGCTTTCTGCATGATCGATCACGACTACATGGTCCAACGAAAAAAAGATGCGAAACAACTGATCAAAGATATGGACGTGCCCACCCGCGTGCTGGTTGCCCAGTTGTTGCGCGAAGAAGACTATTTGCCTTACGAAGAAGACGGCACATCTATGTGCGATTACTGTGAGTTGGTAAGAGATGAAAACCACAGTGATGAATGTATGTGTGACCAGTATCTCGCCCTTCGCCACGCGGTAGAATTGGGTTGCGAAAACCTACCAGATTTGTAATCCCCACTTCTCGACACGAAATGTCTGAAAAAGTTCAAAAGTTAAGTCACGTCGAACACATCCTCAAGCGACCGGACAGTTACGTCGGAAGCGTGGACAAGACGGCGGAAGAACTCTGGGTCCTCGGTGATGGTAAATTCGAGAGGCGTCTGATCACCTACTGCCCGGCACTGTTGAAGATCTTCGACGAGATCTTGGTCAACGCGGTCGATCGAAACTCCGAGCACCCCACGGAGGTGACCACGATCTTAGTGAGTGTTACCGGGGATGGGGAAGTGTGTGTGGAAAACAACGGTCCCCTCGGTGGGATCGCCGTGGAAATGCACGACAAGGAGGGGGTGTACAACCCGGAACTCGTCTTCGGACACCTCCTCACGAGCACCAACTACGACGACACCAAGACACGGATCGTCGGGGGGAGGAACGGGTACGGGGCAAAATTGACTAACGTGTACTCCACGGAATTTAAAATCAAAATTAAAGATCCGGTGAACAAAAAAATTTATTCTCAATGTTGGAATGGGAACATGAAAAATTGTGGGAAACCAAATTTAAAATCTTACTCCGGAAACACTTCTTTGGTGTCCGTGACTTTCACACCGGATTGGCAAAAATTTGGTATGCGTGGCATGGATCGAGACTTTTTCAAACTGATCGAGAAGAGGGTCTGGGACGCCAACGTGTGCACGTCACCCAAGTGTAAGGTGAAGTTCGACGGGGAAGCCCTCCCCCGGATGAACCTCGAGGCGTACGCCAAGATGCACGGTCTCGAAAACACGTGCTACGCCGAGACAGATCGGTGGGCGGTGTGCATCGGGGCGAGCCCGGAAGGATTCAACCAGGTGAGTTTTGTCAACGGGATCTGCACCACGAAGGGTGGCACCCACGTGGACGCCGTGGCGAACCTCATCGCCCAAGGTCTCATCGAGGAGATGAAGAGTAAAATAAAGTTGACCGCCGGACAGGTGAAAAATACTTTCATGCTCTTCGTTCGGGCGACTTTGGAAAATCCAACCTTCTCGTCGCAGATAAAAAATGAGTGCACCTCCAAACCGGTATCCTTCGGATCAAAGTTTGAACCTCCGACCAAAACTTTTTTCAAAAATGTTCTCAAGACTGGCATCCAAGATGAACTTCTCTCCTTGTCCAAGTTCAAAGAGATGAAACAACTGGCGAAGACGGACGGCGCCGCGAGGAAATCTCGGATCACAGGTATACCAAAACTGGACGACGCCAACAAGGCTGGCACCGCGCAGTCACAGAAATGTACCCTCATCCTCACGGAGGGTGACTCCGCCAAGTCCCTCGCCATCGCCGGTCTCAGTGTGGTCGGGAGAGACTACTACGGGGTCTTCCCACTCCGGGGAAAAGTCCTCAACGTTCGGGACGCGTCCGTGAACCAACTCAGTGGCAACGCCGAGTTTCAAAACATAAAAAAAATTTTGGGACTCCAACAAGGAAAACATTACTCCTCCCTCAGTGAATTGAGATATGGAAAACTCATGATCATGACTGACGCCGACGACGACGGGACACACATCAAAGGTTTGATCCTCAATCTCATACACAGCATGTGGCCATCCCTCTTGGGATTAAATTTCGTCGTGAGCATGATCACTCCCGTGGTCAAGGCGACATCGGGGAAAAATAAATTTGATTTCTACACCTTGGAATCTTTTCGACAATGGTCCTCCGGGGTGGACACAAAAAATTTTAAAATCAAATACTACAAAGGTTTGGGTACATCCACCAGTGTCGAGGCGAGGGAATACTTCAAGGACATTCAACGACTGACCGTGGGCTTCGACGTGGACCCGGACACGGACAAGTCCATGAGACTCGCATTTGATAAAAAATTGGCGGACGATCGAAAAGTCATGATCCAAGAAAAAACAAAAAAAGGAGACGACACCATCGACTACGGAAACGTTCAAAAAATTTCAATCTCCGATTTCGTGCACCGGGATTTGGTAAACTTTTCCATAGCCGATCTGAAGCGAAGCATCGCCCACGTGGCGGACGGTCTCAAGCCGTCCCAGCGGAAAGTCCTTCACGCGTGCTTCGCACGGAACCTGACACAAGAAATGAAGGTGGCGCAACTCGCGTCGTACGTGTCTGAGAAGACGGCGTACCACCACGGGGAGGTGTCCCTGGCGGAGACCATCGTCAAGTTGGCACAGGATTTCACCGGAAGCAACAACATCAACGTGCTCGTGCCGTGCGGTCAGTTCGGGACACGGATCATGGGTGGCAAGGACGCCTCCCAACCGAGGTACATCTTCACCAAACTGTCTCCGGAGACGAGAAAAATATTCGATCCGAGGGATGACGCCATCCTCAACTACCTGGAAGACGATGGGAAATTGGTGGAACCCGAATACTTTGTGCCAACCCTTCCCATGGTGTTGGTCAACGGCACCAAAGGCATCGGCACCGGATTTTCTTCGAGCATCCCACCCTTCAATCCGAAAGATCTTCGAAACGTAATCAAACAAAAAGTAATTCACGGAGAACACGTGAAAAATTGTTTGAAACCGTGGTTCAAGGACTTCACCGGCACGGTGACCAGACAGGACGAACACACGTGGGTCGCCACCGGGACGTACTCCGGTGGTCACGTCACCGAACTGCCACCGGGGAGGTGGACCCAAGATTTCAAGGAACACCTGGACAAACTCTTGGAAGACAAGACCATCACAAACTATGTCAACAACTCGACCACGGAAAAAGTTGATTTCAAAATCGTGGGATACTCCGGTAACGATCCGGTGAAGGATTTCAAACTCTCGGAAACTTACAAGACATCCAACATGCACCTGTTCCACCCGGTGACCGGAATAAAAAAATATGAAACCCCGGAAGAAATCTTGTACGACTACGTAGACATCCGGATGCAATATTTCGAAAAGAGGAAAAAACATCTCTTGGAAAAATTGAGGGAGCGAGCCACCGTGTGCAGCCACAAGGCACAGTTCGTGTGGGCGGTGGTGAACGATCAACTAAAAGTTTTCAAAAGAAAGAGGCAAGACTTGGAGGCGGAGATCGCCCAACACTTTCCAAAGGTGGAGGACTCGTACGCGTACCTCCTCGACATCAAGACGTGGCAGTACACGGAAGAAGCGATCGAGTCCCTCGTGCAACAAACGCAGGAGGCGAACCGGGAATTCAACGAACTCAGTTCGAAGACTCCGAGGGAACTTTGGTTGGAGTGTTTGTAATTACCTCAAATTGTTCTTTTGTACAGTCAAGTTTGCCTCCACCTCCACGTTTAGCCAGTCGAGGTTAGCGTTCACCGCTTTCTTGAGCGCCTTTTGGTACGCCTTTTTCGTCACCGGGTTATCGAGGCGGTTGATCTTGTTTCGGATGGTCGAACGCAATTTGGACATTCGCTCGTTTCGTAGATTGCGGTTGTAGTTTTCGTTCGTGTAATTCTGACACAAGTTACCCTTCGGGTTTCCTCCGTAACACGTCTTCTTCACCGCATCGTATTCCAGTTCAAGGCGCTTCACCTCCGTGTTTAACTTGGACATCTCGTGAAGCATCGCGGCGCGCTTCCTGAATTGCTGTGCCATGCTGTTTCGAAGCGACGACTTCGGAAGGACCATCTCATCGAAATCTTCCGTCAACTTGACGTACTTTCTTTGCAAGGCGGATAATTTCCGGTCGAGTTGGACCATCTTCGTGCACGAAGACATGACGCGCATGCACTTGCCGTCCTTGGTAGACGTATTGTTCTTCTTCTTCGTGGTCTTCGGCTTTGGCTTGGCTTTGACTTTTTCCTGGCACTTACCGAGACGCTTAAGCTCGGGTGGGCATTTACTTCTGGTCTGCACCATTCTTGTTAAATTAAGTAAATATTTTTTTGTAGTCTCACATTAGATATGTCTGGAGGCGCCGGGGCAAAAATTTGTCTGAACGCGATTGGCATGCAGGATGAAGACCTTCTGTCCAAGAAACCAGAGGATGGGATGTTTTTCTACGAGAGCCAGAGGCATTCAAACTTTTCAAAGTATCACCGGAGTACCAAAGTAAAGTCACCGGGAAGCAAAGACTCGTGGCCTTTCGGAGAGACGATCAAGGTCGAGTTCAGACCTCAAGACAGGGGAGACCTCTTGAGCAACATGTGGCTCAGCATCACGCTTCCGGGTCTCACCGGAGGGAAGAACTACACAGACCAAATCGGGAGACACATCGTGAAAAAAGCGACGATGAGAATCGACGAGACCGTCTTGGAAGAATTTCACGCGGACTGGGGAATCCTCAACGACGAGTTGTACCTCGAGACGTCTGAAAAAGTCGCGAACAGGTTCCTCGTCAACCGGTCCCTCGCCTTCGATTCCACGGAACTGAACGAGAACGACGTGATCAGCGCCTACGAGTCAGAAATCCTCATCCCCATCAACTTTTTCTTCAGCAGGAAATACGCCGCGGACGAGTACAGTGGGAACAACCCGAACCGCCCGTACTTTCCCCTGTGTGCGTGCTTCAAACAAAAGATTGTCTTCGAGTTTGAGTTTTTCAAACAACAATTCTTCTGTGACGCCGAAAGCCAAACGGTGGGGTTACCGGAGTTCCACATCATCACCGAGGAGATCACCTTGACGAACGAAGAGCGATTGTACCTGACCAAACAGAAACAAGTGTTCATCACGGACATCGTCCGGAAACATCCGGTGACGGAAACGATCCCCGGTGACGTCACGGTGACCCAACAACTCGTCCCAAACATTCCGGTGAAAGCGGTGCACTGGTTCTTCCGGGACAAGAGGTTCGAACAGGAGGAGATAATCAAGGAGGTGGGGGAGACGGACGAAGGCAAATTTTTCTGCCACAACCGGTACAACTTTTCGAGTGCAGACGACTTCGACGAGTTGAACACCTTCTTCGTGCCGGTGATGAAGGACGCGAGCTTTTACATCAAAGGCAACCGGTTGCCGAACACGACGTCCACGGACCACACTTTCTTCAAATACTTGGTGCCGTTCCAAAAGAAACTGTCCCGTCCCACTCGAAACATTTACACGATGAGTTTCTCGATGAATCCGCTCGTGGTGGAACCATCGGGAAGCCTTGATTTTTCGCGACTTCAGGGGAACAAAACAACCTTGGAGTGCACGCTGGAGAGTGGACTCACGGAGACGTACTCTTTGAACATATATTACACGGGGTATGTGGTCATGGTGATCGAAAACGGTCTACTGAGAATGTCCACGCAGGACATCTCGGAGGTGACGGCGGATCCCGACGCACCCATGACGGAGGAAGAAGCCTTGTCCCTCATCGCCGAACCCGACCCGGGTCCCACGAAACTGCGGGAGCCGAATTACGTAGACGACTTATTGAACAAGACGAAGCGATTGTTCTCCATGTAATCTAAAATTTTGTTTCGTATCACCCAACGTATGAAGTTCAACTGCGCTAAAGTGGTTTGAATCTCCATCTCCGTTCCCGGAATTTTGTACGTGATCTTCGACGACCGACAGAATGGATCGAAGAACCTTTTCGAGAAACCGTTGAGGGTATTTTTGTATGCGCAGTGCACGGTGAAGATCTTTCCGTCTTGGGTCTCGTAGTGTGTCAAGTTCTTCTTCGCGTAGTTCGTGATGAACCACTCGATCGACCGGAGGCTCGGGCTGCCGTTCTTTTTGTTCAACACGTTCACCAAGGCGTCACGGTTCGTGGGCTCGTTGTAAAACTGGTTGATGGATGCAAAAAGTAAATCTGATTTCGTTGACATTTTCGGTTAACCTAGTATATCATCTAAATCTTTATACCCGTCTCGGGTGTCCTTCTCGCACGCGGGACACCCGGGGACGTAACCTAAACACATGTCGTGATTGTGATCTTCGGAATAATTTCTCTGCATGAACGGCACCGGTCGAGACTGTTCCCTCTGGTACAAGTGTAGCTTGCAGTACCCGTCGAACTGCCCCGTTCGCGTGCACACGGCACCCATCTGTGTGATCCCCTTACACTTGGACTCCCCGGAGAGGGTTCGCACGTCCGGAATCATCGCCATGACGTCCATCTTGTTCAGACCGTACGCTCGGCACACCCTCTCCGCGAATTCCACACACGCCCCACGCACCCGGTTCTGGACCTCGTCCTCGAAAACATCAATCAATTTTTTCGGTATTTGAGGATCCATTAGACTTACTTATTGTTGTTTCGTAATTTTTAAATATGGAATCCAGGGTGGTCTGTTTTTCCTTGGATTTACGAACCGGTTTCGCCCTCGGGGGTTTGTACTGGGAGATGATCTCACCGAAGATTTCCTCCTTGGCGTCGTTCACGAGGGGCTCCAAGAGGTCGGACACCGGTTTCAAGAACTTGTTCAGGAAATAGTAGTGGTAGTCCACCGGAATTTTATTTTCCAAGACGTACTTTGGATCTTCCGCCTTTTCGAACGCCTTCGCCCGGTGACCGGCTTCCGTCTTCGTGAGGAGGTAGGGCACCCGGTCACCACTCTGTGGGGCGCTTCCGGGTTTTCTCTCTTCCATCTTTAAGTGCACCTGAACGTGGGACATGTTGTGGGACTTGTAATTTTCTAGATCACCCAACTGTTGGGATAAAATTAACTTTTCGTGGGGCACGTCTCCGGTGAGAAGTTCCAGAGCCCTCTCCCGAGCGAGTTCGATCGCCGGTTTGGTGTCGTTCGATTCCAAGATGAGATCCAAAAGTTCTTTGCACACCTCCCGGACGTGTGGGGTGTTGTCCCGGCGCACCAGACTCAAACCTTTCACGTCGATGTAATCCATGTGCATCTCCCCATCCTTCCCTTTCGTCCACAGTTTCGCGGCGTACCTCTTCTTACTGTAGAGAATGTATGGGTAGTACGTTTTCTCGAGTTCCAAGTCGTTCGGTTTTTTGAAAAGTTTCGTGCACTCCTCCGCCGCGCGCTCTCCGAGATCCCAACTGTACTTGATGGCGTCCATCCCGGTGCGCCCCTCGCAGTCAAACTCGACCATCACGGAGTCCGTATCTCCGTACCTCACGATCGCGCCTGGAAAGTGCTTCTCGACGTACGTCTTCGTCTCTTCGATCATGCTCCGACCCTTCGCGGTCGTCGTCGACGCGATCTCCGAACACGGAAGCATCCCCGATTTCACCCCGGTGAAACCGTACATGCTGTTCATGCTTATCTTGTACGCCAACTGCTTGCCGTTGTAGATCTCTTTCATGAATCCGGTAGCACTCGCCATGTCCTTCTTCGCTTTTTTACGGAAAGCCTTGAGTTCGTTCAAGATCGAAGGAAGGAGGGATGGCACGTCTTGGGCAAACTTGTACGTCTCCCCACCCACCTCGAACTCCTCGTAGGTGATGCCGGGGATGTTCCCGTACTTTGGATCTTTGACGAGTGTGGAGTAACACAGATTGTGTGCCATCATGATGCTCGGATACAAGGAGGCGAAATCCAACGCGGTGATGGGAGAGTAGTACGCACCCTTCTGGGCATCCAACACGGTCGCACCCACGTACCCCTCCGGAATTTTTATCTGTTCCTTCCCAAAGTACACCTTCTCCGTTTTGTAGTCCTTGTAAATCGTGGGCACCATGAACCCCAACTCCTTCGCCTTCTTCGCCAACTGGGAGAAAACTTTTATTTGTTGTCCCCGGGTGACGAGGAAATCCAATGGCACCCACGTGGCGTTCGCCATCTCCAACAGGTTGAGAAGGGTGCACAGACGCTTGAGCAACCGGTGGGGAAGGAGGGTGTCCTTGATGCAGTACCGCGCCACCTCCATGAGCTTGTGTGGGTCACCTTCCCGGTAACGCGCAAACATCTCCTTCGGGGACATGTCGATCTTTTCGTCCCCCAAGTACAACTTACTCACGCTGTTCAGGGAATAACTGTCCAACTTGTATCCTTTCTTCACCTCCTGGAAGAGATCGAAGACAAATCTTCCGGGCATGGGTAAAAGCAAAAGTTTGTTGTCCCCGAGGGCGCTCGAGGAGAGAATCTTTTCTTGCAAACTGGACATGACCCCTTTGAGGCGACCGAGGAACATGAACTTTCTCGCCCCGGTGTGCACCGCTCTCCGGTAGAGATACTGGAGATCGAAACCGAAAATGTTCCACCCGGTGATGATGTCTACGTTGTGCTCGTGGACGTACGCCGTGAACGCCTCCAACATCTCCTTCTCCGTGGGGTACCACACGATGTCACCGGAGTCCGGGTCGGGGTCGGTCTCCTTGTAACACAGACACGTCTTCCGGTAAGGCTCCTCGCTCCCCAGGTGACACAGGGTGATGGCGATCTGAAAACAGGCGTCGCCCGGAACCCTCGGGGACGGGAACTTTCCAGTGGACGAGTTGCACTCGATGTCCACGGAGGCGACGACGAACGGGGCGACGTCGTCCTTGTCTACCGGGGTCAGCGACGACCAGTCGTTGCAAAACAGATCGACGTCCACATCCGCGCGGTGGGCTCGCACGCAGTGGTCGCCGGTGTTGAGCCACCCAGCGGATTTGATCCCGGTGTCGTGCATGAAACGCAGGAGAGGATCGAGGTTCGCCTCGTACACCTTGAACATCGTCGGTCCTCGGCTCATGTACACCGGTCTTCGGAAAAAATAATCCAACCTCTTTTTGGATTCTAAATTTTTAAATTCCAATCTCACGAAATTATTTTCCTCGTTATTTTGAAATCCCCAAAGACATTTTCTCTTCACCGTCTCGTGACTGACCACGTACCCCGGGTACTTCTTCTCGATGATCTGAAACAACTCCGTCTTCGTCGACGAGAAATTATCAGGAAGACGAATGAAAAAGTAAGGATTGTAGGACGTCGTCACGCACACCGACCGCCCGTCCCCGGTTTTACCGATGATGGAGATAAAGTAACCGTATCCGTCTTCATCATCTTTTGCCTCCCAGGTGAGGGCTTGGAAATCAATCCCCATGTCGAAACTACGCTTAAAATTTTTATGTCAGTATAGTAATAATTATGAGTGGAGCATTGATCGAACTCGTGAGCCGGGGCGTGGCTGACACGCACCTCACGGGTCAACCCGAGATCTCGTTCTGGAGACAAAACTTCAAGCGACACACGCCGTTCAGTATGAAGCCAGAGCGTCTCGACTATATCGGAACCTTCGCCGCGAACAACGAAATCACGATCCCGATCGTGAGCAAGGGGGACCTCCTCTCCTACGTGTGGATCGAAGCGCCTGGTATCGCCACAGCGGACACCGCGTCTTCCCCGAGCGCCACCGGATTGCACGGGTCCACAGCGGCGAACCCGACCGAGTTCAGCCTCTGGATCGGTGGTCAACAAGTCTGCGTCCTCGACACGCTCTTTATCCAAGGCGTGCACAACGTGTTGTACAACACAGACCAGGCGAAGGCTTCCGGTGCCGTGACGACTTCTGCCGTTAAAAATAACTCCATCGGGGCGTACAGCGCGACCACCGGGGACCACTATTTCATCCCGTTCTTTTTCGGAAACGGTGATTTGACTCGCGCCCTTCCATTGGTGGCTATGCAGTACCACTCCGTGGAAATTAAAATCAAGTGCCGAGATGGATTCACCCCGGTGACCACCCCGAAAGTGTACGGTCAATTCATCTTCCTCGACTCAGCCGAGAGACAGTTCTTCACCGAAAACGAACACCAACTCCTCATCACGCAGACCCAGTACCAACTCGCCGAGAGCACGGACACGGAGTTCGACCTCACCTACTTCAACCACCCGTGCCGCGCCTTCCACTTGGTGAACGGCAAGAGCACGGACTCCAACTGGGCGACCGAGTACAACTTCGACAAGGCGACCCTCTACGTCAACGGCGTCGCGCACACGGAGAACATGTCCAACGTCTACCACCACACCATCGTGCCTCAAATGCACTGCAGCGTGCTCCCGGATAACGAACTCGACAACGTCCCGGTGTACACCTGGTCGTTCGCCGCCAAGTTGAACTCGGCGCAACCGTCCGGAAGCATCAACGCCTCCAGGATCGACACGATGAAGATCAACGTCACGTCCCCGACCGGTGGCAACTCCCTCCACAGGATGTACGCGGTGAACTGGAACGTCCTCAAGGTCTCGAAGGGTCTCGCCGGTGTCATGTATGGCAACTAAACACGTATTGAATAACAAAATATCACAATTTATGAACCATAGTTGGAAAAGTGTTTCATAAATTGATATCTATGGGTGGTGCGTCGAGTATCTCAATCTCAATCTTACCAGTGTCAGTCGTGACTCTCGGTGGGATGACCACCACTCGACACACGTTCGCGCTGATAGTGTTATGTGGGGGGACTATGATCGGTTTACACAACAAAGCGATGTTCATATATATTAATACTCCTCAATTTTAATACGTTCGAGCAACAACGTGTTTAGTTCTCTAAGACTTTTCAACTTTGTATGTAATGAAAGAATCTCATTGTCCCTGGCAGTCAGTTGTATCTTAAGCTCCCGCAGTTCCTTCGTGCTCTCCCAACTCTGATGCGCCTTCGTCTTCTTGTGTTGTTTCAGTGACGCCATCGATGGGTACTGTTTTTTGTTACATTCGCACGTGTATACGACGTGACATTCCATTAATCAAAAATGACTTACAATTTTTTAAGTGAATTAGTTGGAGAGTCTCCGGATTTGGGCATCACGGTTGTAAGACGAGCGCACGGAAGGGATACCCAGGTTTCTCTGTTTGACGCGCTGGCGGAGCTGGCGGGCAAACATGAGTCGCTTCACACGCTCTCTCGCCGCGGTGAGTTTCTTTTGAAGTTGTCTGTTCTTCTTCTTCAGGGCGTCATTCTTGTTCTTGAGCATCTTGAGGCTCGTGAGAGCCTGAGATTCTTTCCGGCTGAGGGCGTTTTGTCTACGAAGGCTCGGCATTTATTTAAAGTATACATGGAATTTTATTTTACGAACGGAACATCGAAACTAATCCTACAATCGCGAGCAAACAACAACATGATGAAGACGCGGAACTGATGATACCTGCTGGATTCGACGAACCGGTGTCATGTAGAACATTTTCAACACCACCGGTAGTTGTAGTTGTAGTTGTAGTTTTACACGGATTGTATGTACACCATAGGTTTCTATGTTGCTTTTCTTCCGCTTCCGATTGAAAAATGCCATCGAAACCTAATCTATTCTTTCCGTGTACACATATCAAACGACTGTCCGGATGAAACAAAAAAAATGCCTCTCTTTTGGCTTCCGGTGACATATCCGCCCCGGACAGATCTTTTCCTTTTGCAGCGTTTTCGTTCATACACAAAGCATAATAGAATTCTCTTCCTCCTGGTCCAGTTAATTTGTCTTTAAATTCTTCTCTCAATTGTTCATCTGACATAAACGATAAATTGAACTTCGATAACGGCATACTACGTTATGTGAACATTTTTTTCCTAAGCACGGCTTCGGATTTTACCGGATCTCGTGGTTCGGTTCTTCGATCGAAGACCGTACGTGCTACGCCGGGTCGGCTCCTTCTTCTTCTTTTGAATTTTCTTGGACGCCGGAGGGAGAGCCAAAGGACCCTTCGCCTTCGCCTTTGGCACCACCTTCGGTTCCGGTGACGGTGCGGGAAGAAGACCCTTCTTCTTTTCTTGCTGCTTGCGAGCCAACATAGCGACCAGACGAACCATGTTCGGAGTCATCGCGTTCTTCTCCCGTCTTCGCTGCGCAGCGACGTACGCGTACAACTTGTTGTCCGAAGAGAAGGCGTTGTTGCGTTCACTTTCGTATTGGTTTTGGCTCATCGTCGCGTACTTGTTGATGAGACGCATCTCGTTGTACATGCGACCCATGGCTTGGAAGACGCGCTTCTTACCACCCTTGTCCGGGTGCAAAGCGCGAGCACGCTGGAAGTACGCCTTTCTCAAATCTCTGCCACCAGTGTTGGCATCGACGTTCAAACTCTTGTGGGGGTTGGAAATTCTCAGCACGTTCACGTACCGGTTGAAGATGGAATCGGACGCCACACCGTTTTGAAGTTGGGCGCGGATCATGGCATCGTTGATGATGGAGTTCGGAACCCGGAGTTCCTTCAAATCCGCCTTGAGGTTCGCCAAAGCCGTGTTGACGTTCACCCGAGTGTTGCGTCTCTTCACCGGAGACCTGTTTTTAAGGTTCGTGTTCGGTGCCTTGCGCTTGAGAATCGGCACGTTCTCCATGCTGCTGTTGCTCATGTAGTTGACGTTCATGGGTTCGGGTTCCGATTCGGGTTCCGGAAGGGACACTTTTTGTTTCTTGACCGGAAGAGCCTTGAGGTTTGTGTTGGCTCCTCTTTTCATCGGGGCAGCCGTGTTCATCTTTCTCAAAAGTAACGCTTGCTTCATCCACACGTTGGCGATGTCTTGCTTTCTCGTGAGTTTGTTCGCCTTGATTTGGTTTTCAATCATCTTGAACGCCACGTTCGCGTTCGGCACGTGTGCCCGGATCATGATCTTCGCGTTCTTGATGATCATGTTCGCCGGAATTTCTTTCCTTTTCACTGGAGCATTTTTCTTTTTCAACTGGTTCCGGATCGGGGTGCGGTTATCACCCACCTTGCGCGCGATGGCTTCACACAGATCATCTTTAGTCCGGTAGACGAGTTCTCTCTTTCTGAGAGGAATGCTGAGGGACCGGGCGACTTGCTGAAGTTCGTTCTTCGGGAATCCCTTGCACTGCTTCCCGCGTTTCCGGGCACTGGCACTGTCCACCTTCGTCATGAGAAGGCGATTCGTGTCCAAAACTCTTTTCTTGGTGAAAGCGTAACCTTTACTGACAGTCATTATGGTATAACTTCAGATTTATTTTTTCGAGTATCGTGATCTAAGTCGACGGAACTCTTCGTTCGACAGTGGGTCTACATTACCGGTGTTAAAGTTGTTCACGACACTGTTCCATCTTTTCTTTTGAACCTTGGTCAATTTGTTGCCGAGGTTGGCAAGTTCGATCGCAGTGAGACGACCACCCTTCTTGATTCGGTTGAGAGCATTGTTCAACTCGGAAATGTTCGTCTTGTTGGAGTTGGAGTTGCTGTTCCGGATGTAATAGTTGTTGTTGTTGTTGTTGTTGTTGTTGTTGTTGTTGACCTTCACCGGCTTGGCTTCCTTTTTGACGTACCCGACATTTTTGAAAGCACGCTGACTGTACACCGGGTTCTTCTTAGAGTGAACTCTACCGAGGGAAGTGAGACGTTTCGCCACGTTTTTACGAGAGACGTTCTTCACGGCGGCGTTCAAAGCCGGCTTACGCACTTTGTTTTCAGATTTGAGGCTGTAACCGTACTTTCTGAGACTCAACTTCTTAGCGTTCGGAGTAGAGTTCATCTTCACGTGACGCGCGATGGACGCGCACAAGTCAGCCTTCGTCTTAGGCACGGTGACGCGCTTCGTCAGAGAAATGCGAAGTTTTTGTGCCAAAGCCTTGACCTCCTTGACAGTCTTCGTACGGCACAGTTGTGGGCGTCGACGTTTACCGGTCTCCTTTGGTACCCACTGAAGTTCACCACCCTTTGAGAGTGTGAAAGCGATTTTACGCTTGATTGTCATGTTTGTACTATACACCCATAAAATTTTGTTTCGGTAGTCTGATTCCCAGACTTCGTAGAGCCGCGCGTTTTTCCCTGCTCAGGTGAGTACCGGGATCTTTTTGGTACTCCAACCAAAGATATAATCCACCACTCCCATCGTCTTCGTTCAATATGTCCAAATGATTGTGTTTCTTGTGGAAAGTCATCAACTGCGTGTACATCGTGAGCCATGCGTCTTCCGATGGAGTTATCCACAGATCCTTGTGCTCCGGGTTTTCTATATATTCGATACAGTTTCTAAGAAAAGTGTCAAAATATTCCGTGTAGTCGTAATCATTTACCTCCACGTGTATCGGTGGATCTATGAGTATCTCAAACTCGTGAAGTTCCACCGGGAAAGCCCAGTTCAGCATTTCCATTGGATCTGTCGATTCCATGACATATCTCAACATGTCAGCCGTCAGTAGTCCTCGACCTTGCTTTTTTTTCATCTTTTCATGTTTTCGTGCACCTTGTGCCAAGTATTCTTCCCTCGTCAACTCGATAGATTTTTCCATGATTATCTCTTGAAGCTCAATCGGAAGGGAATCCCATAAAGAAGTCATCACCCTATATTTTCTTAGATTATTTTTGCGCAACAGGAGTTGTGAAAAAGAATCTCTTAAAGAAATCATGAATGTAGATTTTTATCAGCCGTGTAGTAAGTTTTTCCCTTCATCACGTAACTGTATACACGTGCCCAAGCCCACGCCTGTTGGGACGCCCCCGGTCTGTGACCCGTCCTCCACGCAGCCATCCCTCTCCGGTAGACTTGTTGAAGCACTTCGATGGGCACCCCTGTGGCTCTGGATATCTGTGGGATCGTCCGGATCTTGTCCCCGTACTTGCGACGGAACCTCTGTGTGTACGACGACCGACGAGTCTTCACCCCTCGATCCGTGGGGAAAGGTTTGTAGTCACGGCGGAGCATCTTCTCGTATCGCCGTTCGACCCCGGATAAAGTCTTCAGCCCCCGGAAATATTTCAAAGGGGCGTATACGCTCCCGCGACTTTTCCGAAGCGAGGCGACTTTGCGAAGGATATCGCGATCACTAAGCATCTTAAATTACATACATATATTTTTACTGGTAACACCAAAGTAAATGTTCCCACGTGTGGTGTCCCACAAAAATTCCACCGGTGAGGGTAAATTTATATTTCAATTCTCGCGGACGGTGTTCACCCACCGCGATCGGTTTGGGAACGGGTTCGGGTTCGGGCTCCGGCTCCGGCTCCGGCTCCGGCTCCGGTGTGGACAGCCCGGATTCCATCGCGGCAGCCCTCGCGGCGGTGACGGCTTGGCGCATCTCCTTTCGGCGACGCCGGCGCAGTTCGCGCTCGAGTTGTCGCCTGGACGACGTGTAGATCTTGCGGATCAGTTTCATGGTGGTTAAAGATATTGCGCGATGAATTGTGAAGATATGCTCGATTACGTGTCACAAACCGGAATCGTCATAAAAGTCGGACAAAACGCCAAAGAAAACGACACACTGAGTCTGAGCGCGGACGCGTCGCACTGGTGGTTTCACGCCACCGACGTCGCCGGTGCGCACGTCATCGCGTGTGCGCCAGTCCTAGACCGAGAGACGAAGCGGGACGCCGCCGTTCTCGCCGCGTACCATTCGAAGGCACCCCGGACGGTCAAAATGACCCCGGTGGACACGTGCCAAGTCGAGGGCGTCACGAAGGATTCGGGGGCGAACCACGGACAAGTGCTCGCCCGCGACGTCCAGGTCCTCACCGTGTTCATGAACAAAGCCACAGAAAAGGCGAGGCTTGGCAGACTGCTCTCTCAAGTGCGGTGAATGTTCAAGAGGAGGACGACCCTTCGACCTTTGCCGGTGTTTGACACGGAGTGTTGAAGGGCGTGGTCGAAGAGGATCTCCTCCCGCGTGTCTTGGGGGTGGTCACCTGAAAAGGTATGGAGGACGCTCTGTTCGTTTCCTTGTAACACGAGCTGGTACCGGAGTCGTATGTTCGTCTCCGCCCGGTGCGTCGGAAGCTGCATGGGACTCTCCATCACGGCGATGATTCCGGTGTCCTTCTCCACACACGGGATGTTGTCAACCAGGTCGTACAGTCCTGGGAAATCTTTCACCTTGTAGAAGTAGTAGTCTTCGTTCACCGGAAACCAAGAGTCGTCGTCGTGAAAGTAAATCTTCTTCGCCTCGGACTCCATCATGTAGAACTCTTCGCATATCTCATCAAAGTGTGCCTTGAGGAGCCACAAGCCGTTGTAATCCTCCACCTTGTAGGAGTGTTTGTGGAGAAACATGTCGAAGAAACAATTCCGGATGGCGACCACCGGGCGGAGGGGGCGGTTAAAGTACAACCGGTCCACGGGTGGTTTGTAGTAATCGATGAACACCATCGCGGTGATTCCAAAGATCAGCCAGAAAAAAAACATTTTTTTCTTTATATATCATATACAAAAAATGCCTGGCTCTATTTACACAGGAGGTGAGAAGTACGCGCCGAAGCCCACGGAAGAAGTCCCGACCATGGAGAAGCGCTTCAAACCGTCCAAGTTCCCACTCAACATGCAACAGTTGGTCGTCCTCGTACTCATCGGCATGACTGCGTTCTCTTACAAGAACTTGAACCGCAATGGATTGGTCATCTTGAGCGTGGCGATCTTGATTCTTCTTCTCAACCAAAGAAAGGAAGCATATTGCCCGGCGTGCACACTCATGTGAAAAAATTTAATTGATACACAGTAAGATGAGAGTTACACTCGCGAAGAGTCCAAACCCGGAAAAAAAATGGAGAGTCACGCTCCCCGGTGGAAAGAAGGTAGACTTTGGTGCGAGGGGGATGTCCGATTACACCAAACACGGAGATCGTGAAAGGATGAAACTGTACGTCAAGAGGCACGGAGGTGTGATGCCTCGTGGCGACAGAAGCATCCGCGAGCGGTGGAACGATCCGACCACCCCGGGTTTTTGGTCCAGGTGGTTGTTGTGGTCGAAGCCGAGTTTGTCCGGCGCGAAGGCTTTGATCCGTAAAAAGTTCGGGATCATTGTTTCTGGGAATAATTCGTGATGATGAGTTCTTTGTCGTCGTTGACTTTTTCCAAGTATTCCCCCAACACCTGCGACACCGTCTTTTTTTTGAACCCGTACACGGACCACACCTTGCTGTCACCGGCTTCGGAGGAGATCACCTCTTCCATCGCCTGCCAGAGTTTCCTAAATTCGTCAAACCCAGCGTTCGTGATGATCTGTCCATCACGAATTTTGTCGGCGAATTCCCTGACGATCTTGACGTACTTATCGGCTTGGTACACCCGAGCCACGTGAAGGTCGGTACCCGGTGTGAATCCAAGGGGGGTTGCCAAGAATACAGAAATTGCAGCGACGATACAAAAAAGGTACAGGTACTCCAGCATTTATATAATGTAAAGAAATTTAAAATATTTGTAATTACTAAATGAAAAGAAACTACGTCATTGGATTCGCAATCGTACTTTTCCTTTTAATTTTTTACACCTTCACTGGGAAAAATTTATTGAGTGCCTCCGAGGCGAGATCTAAGATCGCTTCGGGTGAGATCTCCGCAGTCGTCGACGTGCGCACGAGTTTGGAGTACTCCAACGGACACTATCCGGGTGCCGTGCACATCCCAGTGGGACAAATATCTGAAGAGACCACCTCTTCCCTCCCACCCAAGGGACTCTTGGTCTACTGCAACACGGGTCAACGCGCCAGATACGGTGCGAAGAAACTCGAAAAGTTGGGTTTCAAAAACGTCTACTACATTGCGTGCTCCCACACATGTCTGTCTTCGACCAACTCAAGTACCGCCTAAACCTCGGACGCATCAAGTACGGGCACGGTGTGCGCGTGAGCGACGACCCCCGGACGTGGGGCACGGTGAAGAATTCTTGGTTCGAGATGGCGAACGAGGAGTTTTTGGATGGGATCATCTACGTCGTGGCTGATTACATTCGAAATTGCGAAGATCCTAGAGCACCAGATTGCCCGGACGACAACGACCGCATAATACATTTCATTAATAATCCCTCATTAGTGCAGAGTGTGAAACACCGGAGAATTGTTCTTCTTCTGAAACAACTTATAGAAGATTGTTCATTTAATAACTAATAACCAAAATGTGCCGGTGCAAAAATGAAATCGCTTGGTTCGATGTCACGCAGTGTAAAAACTATTTGTCCCAACTGGAAGAGAAGTGGTACCTCACCCACGGTGGGTTGACGAATAAAAAACTGAACCGGTTGGGGTTCAAACAGTTCTTCCGGACGAGGGAGTTGGACGAAGACGGGCTCCCGCGCTACATCGACGATGACCTCGTCTACATCTCCTACGACGCCACGGTGGAAAACCTGCACGATCTGAGGACGAGGTTCAAACAAATACAGGCGTACACCACGGACGTGCGGGAACGGTGGAGACGTCTCCGGGAACAGGTCAGGGACGCGAAGAACAACGTGATGATTCAATCGAGGGCGAGACAACGAGTATAAAAATTCGAGGCGTACACTACCTAAAATGGAACACCTCGAGGAAGAATGCAAAAAAACGTATCGAAAAATTTTCAACTTGTTGAGAAAAGAGAATGAGATGCAAAAGATCGGGATCGACATGGGGAGGTACGTCGACGTTGAGATCCAAAAAATGCACGACACTTTTCTCGACAAGGTGCGACCGGGGAGAAGGCAGAGGATGATCAAAGACGCCCTCGTGGAGTTGGTGTTGGCAACGCTGATCCCGTTTGGAATCTGTATGTATCAAATATATGCACACCAGACCTAAAGTTGTAGTACAAAAGCATACAAATCGCATCCGCTATGTCGTGTTTCCGGTCGTAGGGAATCCCACCCTCGACGTGCCTTTCCGCTATGCTCTCCACCCGTTCCTTCCTCTGATCGTAGTCTAGGTGTCGCATCCCGAAGTGCGTGTGCATGCTCACCGGTGACACGAGCACGACCCGGTCGCGGAACATGTAGTGAAGGAGGGTCTGAATGTTTGTGAATCCACCGGGGGGTTGTCTCTCTATTAAAATTTTTTCCGCGGCGTCGAAGATGTACGCGTGGTCTTCGACGAAGAGGGGCACCAAGTCCGCGATCTCGTTCGTCGGTGCCACGTGTTTGTAATCCTCCAGGTTCACTTTCTTCACGAACTCGACGTGAATTTTCGGACCCTTTAGGGGACATTCGGCGAGGACGAGACCCATGTTGTTGTATCCGATATCAATGGAAAGTATCCTCATTACATTATTCTTATCTTTCTCTTTTAACTATTCTTCTACTTCTTCTTTTTTAACGTCGTCGTCTTTGACGTCGATCTCCGTGACCCCGGCGTCCTTTAGTTGTTGGAACACCCGGAGCATGCCCTCCAACCGGTACATCTCCTTGGTGGTGTTCTCGAGGGCGGCGAAGGTGCGTTGAATATTGTCTTCGATGTTGAACTTTCCCATTTTCGTGTAACTTACCATCGACTCAAATCTTTAAACTTTTTCTGGACACATACTAGAGATGATGGACTACGATCGCCTAAAAGCCCAGGCAAAAAAACAAAAAATCCGGGTGACCAAGAACGTCTCCGGGAAGAGGGTGCCCCTCACGGAGAAGGAACTGAGGGCTGCCCTTCGCACGAACTACGACTCCGCCATGGAGAACAGTTTCAGTAACATCGAAAACAACGCGAAGAGCGCGGTGCGTGAATTCAATAAGAACGGAAACGTCTTCTACAACGCCAAGAACGAACTAAACAACGTCTTCTTCAACGCCAGCAACACCGCGTTTGAACTCCGCGACGAAGCCAAGAACGCGATCGACCTCAAGTTCAAGACCAAGTTGATCAATAACGCGTACCCGGAAAAAAACAAAAAACTCAAAGAGTCCGCGGTGAGATTCGCCACTAAAATCAGAAACATGGTGATGAATAAAAACTTACCAAAGGCGGTGGCGACCTTGACGATGTTGTTGCAGGTGGTCTACCTCCACCAAAATCCTAGGTTCATGAACAACCAAATCAACCAATTCGGACGGGTCCCTTTCCTCCGTGCCATCTTCCGGAAGGGTGACGGTCTGTTCGCCCGCTCGTTGAGTGCGTTCGGTGCGAGCCCGACGGAGGCGCAAGCCATCTACGAGACCGTCATGGCGACCATCCCCGGTAACGCCTACGACCGCTCCGTGGCGGGGGTGTTCACCACCTACCTCACCATGGTCGTCCTCTCGCTGATCTCTATGCTCCCGTGGGAATCCACCCGGGGGATCTCCTTCGCCGTCTTAAAGTTCATCTTCCGGCAACTCGAACTTTTGTTCCCGTCGGTGGCGAAGACGGTCTTCAAGGTGGTGGTCGAGAGGAAGCGCACGTCCGTGGAGCGAGGGAAGTCCATCGTGAAGACGGTGTCACTCACGAAGACTCTCCTTCCACTCATCGTGCAATTGGCTTTAAAGAGTTGAGTCGAAAACAAAGTAATGATGATGAAATCCACACTCGTCGATTTGAGACTGACCCTCTCCGGAATCAGAAACGATCTGAGACTGGCATTTTTCAGACATAAAGGGGGTGGACAATGTTCCAAATCGGGGAGAGAATACGAGAAGCGGTGTTGGGCGAACGTGCGCGACCACCCGACGTCGACGCGCCTGTCCGGTGGGTCCGGGCACGGAAACGACCTACTGTTCGAGTGGGGGGACGTCGAGGTGAAGAAGGCGTTCGCCCCTGACTGGGGACAGGAAAAGTTGAAATGGACGAACGGGGGGTGGTCCGGAAAGTTTCCGGGGTTGGACGCGATTCGCATCCCGGAACTCCCACCGGGGCTCACGAAGGAGGCGCTGGCGACCCTGCGCGAGGACAACCCGGATTACCGCGATCAGTACATCGACGTCGACGACACGTGCATCCAAAAGTACTACCGGGCGAAGGGAAACTACTACATACAGATCAGCGATGGGTTCGGGTTGTACCACCTCGGTGAAGACGTCTACGATCTGGGCGTACCCGAGTTCACGGTGAAACAGAAGATGCGCGTTCGGGTCAAGTACCACAGCGCCAAAAACTTTTCGGTGACGTGCGCGTTCCAACCGGTAAACATCCGGAAGATGCCCCGGAGTCCGTATTCCCTGGACGACATCGACCGGTTGCCACCTAAATTAAAGGTTTCCCACGAGAGTACATTTAAGAAGGATGAAATCGCCCCTTCGGTATCCTGGTGGAAAGACGAGGGCGTGTAAGATTTTAGATGACATCGTCCGGGAACGTGGTTTAGACACCGCCCGGGTGGTGTCACCGTTTTTCGGGGGTGGGTCCTTCGAGTTTCACATGCACGAGAGGCACGGAACAAAACTCGTCGTCAACGACAAGTTCACCCCGCTCTATACTTTTTGGTCTCAGTGTAAGACGAACAAATCCAAACTCTGTGGGGAACTCAAAAAATTGTTGAACACGGTGACCAAGGAAACTTTCCACTCTTTCCGGAAAAAAATTGTGGAGGAGACGGACGCCCTCGCCAAGGCGGTGTATTTTTTCGTCATCAACCGGTGTTCGTTCAGCGGTGCCACCCTCTCCGGTGGCTTTTCCGAGGAGTCCTCGAAGAAGAGGTTCACATCCACGAGCGTGGACAAGGTGGAAAAGTTAGACCTCTCCGACGTGGACTTTCACAACGAAGACTTTGCGGATTTCTTGGAGACCCACGGCGCCGGGGACGGGTTCATCTTCGCCGACCCACCGTACTACTTGGAGAAGAACTCCAAACTGTACGGCACCTCCGGGGACATGCACGAGACCTTCGACCACGAAAAACTGGCGGAGTGTCTCCGGAAGACCGAGATGCGGTGGTTGCTCACGTACAACGACTGCGAACGCATCCGGGAACTGTACGAGGATTTCACCATATTAGAGACGTCTTGGTCCTACGGCATGAATTCGAGTAAAAAATCTAGCGAAATTGTAATCGTGTCTTAAAAGTGAAACTCCATGTCTAGGTAAGATGCTGTCTCGCTCTGGGTACCTCGTGGACGCGTGCCCGGAAATCGCCGACATAAAGAAAGAACTCACAGTTCGTCCCATAGTGAACAATGAGTTCGGGTTTCCTCCACCGCCTTTCAAAGTATTTAGAAAAACTAAGAATGGAATCTGCGTTCCAAGATACTACGGAAGTGGTCGACTTGGAGAACCCACTGGTGACCGGCGACCCGCACCCGCCCGAGCCAATTTGCGATTCGCCGGAACCCTTCGAGACTCCACCCACCAAAATGAGGCGCTTGCGAAGGCTGTGTCAGCGGGTCACGGAGTCCTTTCGCTCCCGTGCGGGTACGGGAAGACCACCGTGGCGTTGGCGATCGCGTGTGAGTTGGGATACCGCACCATGATCATCGTCCACAAAGAGTTTTTAGCCAACCAGTGGGAGGAGAGAATCCATCAGTTTTGTCCGGGCGCCAAGGTGGGGAGGGTGCAGCAAAAGAAGATGGAGATCGAGGGGTGCGATTTCGTCATCGCCATGCTCCAATCCCTCTCTCTCAAGGAGTACGACTTCGGGGATTTCGATTCCGTGGGCACGGTGATCGTGGACGAGGCGCACCACATCTGTGCCAAGGTGTTCAGCCAGAGTCTGTTCAAGATGTGTCCGAAGCACATCTACGGTCTCTCGGCGACCCCGGAGAGGAAAGACGGGCTCACGAAGGTCCTTCACTGGTTCATGGGTCCCACTTTTTTCGCCGTGGAGAGGAAAAACCAAGACGGGGTGGAGGTCTTCCCGGTGGTGTACGAACACGACATGTTCCGGAATCCCCCTCCGTGCATGCGAAACGGGAAGATTTCCCTCCCGAACATGGTGACCTGTCTGGTGGAATTGAGGGACCGGAACCAGATGTTGGTGAAACTCATCAAGAAAGCCTCGGCGGGGACCCGGCGGTTGTTGGTGTTGAGCGAACGCCGTGGACACTGCGAGATGTTGCACCAGTGTTTCCCGAAGTCTTCCGGGTTGTACATGGGTGGGATGAAGAGGCAGGACCTCGAGGAGTCTTCGACGAAAAAAATCATCTTCGCCACTTTTTCACAAGCCCACGAGGGGTTGGACATTCCAGCCCTGGACACGGTCATCCTCGCCTCCCCAAAGTCGGACATCGTGCAGAGCATCGGTCGGGTCATGCGAGAGACCGCCGGAAAGCAAAACAACCCCCACATTTACGACATCAAAGACGAGTGGAGCATCTTCACGGCGATGTACTACAAGAGGCTCAAGGTGTACAAGGCGGGTGGGTTCAAGATTTACGGCAAGGAGGCTGTTGAGAAGACCGAGGAGTTACCGGGTGGATTTCTATTTAAAATTTAAATGTGACTTATTGTAATAGGAATGTCTTCGAGTGGAGCCATCGTTTCCTTAGTGAGCAAGGGCGTTCAGGACGCGTACCTGAACAGCGACCAGTTAGACTCGTCCCTGTGGCGCACGAAATTTAAGCGTCACACCAACTTTGCCCAAGCCCCGAAATTGATCAAGACGATCAACGACAATGACACGAACATCGTCATCCCGGTGTGGGGGGACATGGTCAACGCGGTGTGGTTCGAGGGACCGTCAGCGGCGACCAAGTTTTTCGTCGGGAGCACCATCGACCTCTACATCGGTGGGGTCAAGGTGGACAGCCAACCGTACGAGTACCTCACGGACATCTACAACACCTACCTCGCCGACACGTGGACCAAGTCCCAACACATCAACAACAAGGTGTCTCAAACCACGGAAGGATTCGTGCCCATGCACTTTTTCTTCTGCGACGGCGGCGCCGCGTTCCCGATCTGCGCCCTCGCCTTCCACCAAGTGGAGATCCGGATCACCCTCGACCAGGAGTACGTGTCCACCCTCACGAGCGCGCAAAGAAACATCAAATGTTACGCGAATTTCATCTATCTCGACACCACCGAGCGAGAAGACCTCATCAACCGACCGATGGATTTCATCGTGAGTCAATTGCAAACGCTGTCCACCGGGCTCGACTACGTCTCCGACAACAGCGCGGGCGGTGGCGGGGACAACGCCGTGGACATCGGACAGTTCAATCACCCGGTCCGGTCGATCTTCTGGGGCGTTCGCGCGCTCCAAGAGGACGACGTCAACGACCGGTTCACCTTCCGGGAAGCGGACATCATGCTCAACGGACAGGTCGTCCTGGAAAACATGTCCCCGATGTATTTCCACACCATCCAAAACTACTACAGCAGCAGGTACGGGGTCATCCAATACGACGAGTCCTCCCAGGTCCCATTCTACACCCGGTACTACGCGTACCACTTCTGTACGAAACCGGACCAGTACGTGAACTCCGGGTCTGTGAACTTTTCGAGACTTGATTCAGCCCGACTCAATCTGAGAGGGGTCGAACTCGGGGACGAGCGCGTGGATGCGAACGCCATCGCCGCAGCCGGGGTCACGGTCAAGGCGAACGACAACGACCTTCGGGTGTTCGCCCTGTCGTGGAACGTTCTCCACATCGAGGGTGGTCTCGCCGGACTCAAGTTTGGCGCGTAACTGGTAATTATCTTTTTCTAATTATTAAGTAGAGATGCCTATCATCGGTAACACGGGTAAGTTCGATCAGATCTACCTCGCTCGTCTCGACCCACAGAACGTGGAGAACGAGGTGCGAACGATCGAAAATATCTTCACCGGTGATCTCGAGGCAAGTAATGTGTTCACCTCGAACATCGGTCTCGCCGGGGCACTGGATCCGACACACAACTTCGAGATGGGTTCGAACTTGTTCATGGATGACTTGAGGACGGACCAAATTGCTCTCGAAGTGAAGAAGCGCACGAAACTTCACGACGTGTTGTTCGTTCCACAGATAGCCATCAACAACGACGCCCCCCAATACGCCATAGACGTCTTCAACACCACCGGAAGTCGCGTCTTTTTCGTGGACGTCAACAACCCGACGAGCCCGGTGAACGTCACCGGAGGGGTGGCGATGAGCAAACTCACGGCGACGTCCGCGACGATTGGTTCCGGGTTGCGAACGGTCGTCATCGATCCCACCGATAACGACAACATGATGACCGTGAGCGGGAACCTGATCGCGTCCAAGGTGACCGCCATCGACGGTCTCTCGTTCGGTTCGAACATCGAGTTGAACGATACTGGGGCGACGGTGATGGCGCTCACCGGGAACGTGCAGATGGTGGATTCCCTCGTGGAGATTAGCGGGAACGTGAAGATCACAGGGAACTTGGAGATTACCGATTACGCGACGTACACGCAACCGACGAATCTCGCGGTGGAGAATCCGGTGATTCAAGTCGGTGTCGGGGCGACGAATTTGCAAGACACGGCGGTGCTCTTTCACCAGTACAACCAAGCGAACGCGTTCGTGGGCTACCTCCACGACTCCGTCACGTCTGTGCCCCCGGAGTTCGTCTTCGGTCTCACCCAAGCCGGTCCGGATTTCGTGGAAATCTTGGCGGAGAGCACCGATGTCAACGTGCACGTCCTAGGAAAACAGTTTGTAGACTCGAACATTGGCATCGCTAACACGAATCCCTACCACCAGTTCGCCCTCGGGTCCAACCTTTACATGGAAGACACCGGTTCGAACGTGCTCCACACCTCCGGGAACATCTTCGCAAATTACATCACCGTGGGCGAACAGATTCTGCTCGGGTCGAATGTCGTGATCGACGACGACGCCGCGACCGTCCTCGAGGTCACCGGAAATGCCCAGTTCTCAAACCTGTACACATCGGAGCGCGTCATCATCGCCAACACGAACCCGGCTGCCGGACACTCCCTCTGCATCGGGGACAAACTGCACGCCCACGCCGGTAGCAGCCACGCCAACGTCTTGGTAGTGCACGGGAACACGGTGTCCACGAATCTCATCGCAACCTCCAATCTCGCCGTGGGCAGGTACAACGCCAACGAGAGCTTACACGTGGACGGAAGCATTCGCATCGGTGGCGCCCGAGGGGTCGACGCGAACTCGGAGAAATTCATCAAGAGCACCGGACAGATCGTCGTCCACGCCAACGATTTCGGCACGGATAACGCCTACACCGGGCTCATTCTCAAATCAGGTCCGACCGCCTCGAAGGTGAGCGCCGTGGAAGTCCACGGCTCAACCTCGGCGGACTCCAACGTCGTCATCAAGACGAACAACGCAGAGAGGGTGCGCGTCGCCGGTACCGGATACGTGGGCATCGCAAACACCGCCCCGACGCAGGCGCTCACCGTGGGTGGGAACATCCAGATCACCGACACCAACGCCCTAGTCTTCGGTAACGCCTTCTCAACCGGTAACATCGCCATGCGGATGTACAGCGACACGGTGTCCACGGGAAGGACGTACCTCCAGAGCCGGGTGACGTCTGGGGAGAGTTTCAACATCAACGTCACGAGCGCTTCCGGGTTGGGGACGCCGAAGATGACCATCACGGACACCGGAAGGGTGGGCATAGGAAGCACCACCCCGGAGGGCATCCTCCAAACCAACGGGGGTCAGACCTCTTCGGTGTTCATCAACAAACAGGTGGTGCAGAGAGGGTCGTTCACACACGACGCCCCCCTCGTGGCGACGAACACGCACGAGACGGACACCGTCGCTAAGAACACGTTACAACTGTGCCGCGAAGGTAAAACCGTGGGCTCCGAGTACGGGCAACGCGTAGACTTTAAACTCTCCAAATTCGCCTCCGGAACCAACTCGCGGACTAAACTAGACATCGACTTGGCGCACAGCACGTACGATGCCATCCGGGTGATGACCATCAGGTCCGACGGTCACGTGGGCATCGGCACCGAGAATCCGACGTGCACCCTCCAGGTCGCGGCGAGTGGAAATGAGAACATCACCGAAAACGGTCTCTACGTGAAAAACGAAAACTCCGGGGAAGACTCGATCGCGACGATCGAGACCGTGCAATCCGGTGCCGGTCCACACGGTGATGCCTTCACCTCCTACGCCGTGTACAACGAGGGAGTCGCCCCGTTTCACTTCGGATGGACGGTGGGCGTGGACAACACCAACGGGGGACAGAAGCATTTCCGGATCACCAACAACGTCTTTTCCGTCTCGAACGTCGAGAGCACCGCGTTTTACATCGACGGGGACACCTCCAACATCGGTATCGGCACGGACTCCGCGGTCTCCAAATTCACCGTGGACGGCGACATCACCCTCGGACAGAAACTCTCCTTCGGTGGTCTCACCTTCAACGCGGGCTCCTCCGACGACGACAAAAAGAACGGGTCGTACGACTTCGAGCACACCTTTTTGGAGGAGAGAGAATACACCAACAGCGGTCGTTCCGAACTTTTGCTCTTCAAGGGTAACGATTTCGTCTCCGGAGGTCCAGACCACATCCGACACGTCGCCGGTCGGCACTTGTTCCAGGTGTACAGAGGCGAAGTCGACGACGACGTCTACGCGGACATTTTGGACGACGTGGACTCCGGAATCGTCTTCGAGTCCACTCCGGTGATGACCATCTCCGGTCTCGGTCAAAACAAAGGGCGGGTATTGGTGAACCTGGGCGCCGGTGACGAAGCCGTGGCGAGCGATTTCACCTCTTTCTTCATCCGAGGGGAACTGTTGGTGAAACCCCTGAGCGACGGCACGAGTCGTTTGTCGACGACGTACATGAACATGCTCTCCGACGACGGGCAGAACCTCAACATCGTGGACTCCATCGAGGGTGGGTACGATTTGATTTTCAAGACGACACAGATCGGTGCCGACACCTTCGCCGGCGACGAGCGCATGCGCATCGATTCCGAGGGTCTGGTCGGCATCGGTACCGGAACACCGGACACGAACGTGCACATATACACCACCCTCTCCGGTGACGTCGACGTGCTCAAGGTGGAATCCCCGGCGGACGGAAGCGGCACGAGCACCACTGGGATACAAATCGTGAACGACGACAACTACGGGGCGTTGGTTCGTGGGTATCGCGACGCGGACGCGGACGTTTCCGGGTTGATCTTAGGCACCACGCACGGGGGAGTTGAGAGTGAGTATGTGTATCTTACAAAAGACGACAAATTAGGCATTAACATTTCTTCCCCGGATACTGGATTCCACACGTACAACATCACGCCGCGAATCGAACACGTCTCGAGTAACGCGATGATCGAATTCAAAACCTACCCGGCTGGCACGTCCAACATTCAAATGGGCACAGACGGTGACATTTTCTTGTCCCCGAAAGACCCCAACGTGTCCAACGTGTTCATCAATGGTAACCTTCGCGTGACGTCCAACATTCAGTTCGACGGGGTCATCGATTTCGGTGCGCAAGCCGGTCTCGGTGTAGGCACTCCGACCCCGGCGACGTCCCTCGACGTCAACGGTGGCTGCATCCTCAATGGCGATAACGTCGCGCGTAAATCGTACTCCTCCTCCTTCTACCTCCCGAGCACGGGCGCCCGCGACATCATCCTGCAGTTCGGGAAGGGACACTTTTACGCCAAGGTGAAGGCGATCCTCCGGGAGGCGAGCAACGGCAACCGGGTGAGCACGATGGTCTTGGAAGTCTCCGGTGGTCACTCCTCCGGTTCTCAAGCCACGTACAACCCAGTCCTGGGTACGAAAAACATGTTCGGCAACCCCACGAATCCCGAACCGTGGGATCCCAACGTCACCACGCAAGCGACCTCGGTTGGGAATTTCGTCTACCTTCGACCCATCAACGCGGGTGTGCAGGGTAGGACCCAGAGATCGTACTATTACGACGTGTACGTCAAAGTCATCTCGAGCAACAGCGAAGGAAAACTCGCCGCGGTCCTGTACGACACCCTCAGTGTGAAAACGATTCAGACATTCAGTTACTGATTTTACATTCCAGGATGTGGAATGGAAAGTAGTATTTTTTATTTTTTATTTTGCGACGTTGTCGGACAACGCCAAGACAACCACGCCCACGATGAAGAAGAGCACCGCGTAGTTACACTCGGTGTGTTCCTCCATACGGGGTGGTTGTGTTTGCCTTCTCCGGATGACCCGTGGGGTAGGTGGTCGCTTTGTCACCACCTGCCTGGGCTCCTCCTCGTCCAACGGACAGTAACCAATCATACATTAAGGTTACAAATTAATTTCATTCTTCTTCTTCCTGCTGCTGCGCCGCGCCTTGGGCTTGACGTTGACCTCCTTGACCTGGTCCTCGTCGTCGTCCGCGTCCCCTTTCTCGGAGACGATGTCCGAGACGTCGTCGTCATCCGGAACACCCGCCTCCGGTTCCGGGTTGTACGCGGGCGCACTGGTGGACATCGGCGGCGGCGGGGGCATCATGATGTTCCCCATGAGGCTGGAGATGTCGATACCGGGTCCCTGCATCTCGTACTTACCGTCCGCGCTCGGTGGAGGCGCAGCCGCTGCCATGTTGTTCGCCGCGGTGTTCTGAACCGCGCTCACCATGTTCTTGACCAACTCTGGATTCTGCTTGAGGACGTCGTTCACGTTCGGGATCGCCGCCTTGAACATGGTGGACGTGAGGTGATACATCATCGCTGAACCGGAGAGCATCAAAATGAGCTTGACCTCGGGCGCGACCTGCATCTTCGTCCTGTATTTCGCGTACAACTCCTCGAACACCTGATCGTAGTCGTTGATGTTCTCCATGACGCTCTCGCTCCACCCCTTGAGGTGGATGTCCAGGGGCGAGTACTTCTCGTTGAGAAACTCCAAACCGGTGACACACGCGATGAGCATTCTCCTGGAAAACTTCACGGACTGGTCCACCTCGATGCTGTAGGTGATCCTCTTGACTTCGCTCCGGATGTCCTCCACCGGGGAGTACATGCTGAGCTTTTTGTTGATCGTGAACCCCTTCTTTTCCAGGCGGGTGAGTTTGTTCAACAGGTCCGCCTTTTCCTCGTCCACACTCTTGTACCCACTCGACGGTTGATCCTGCGGTGGTCGGAACTGCTGCTGCTGTTGTTGGTAGTCGTCGTCCTCGTAGTCCTCCTCCTCGTCGTAGATCTCTTCCGGGTACTCCTCATCAGGCGGTGGCGGGGGTGCCGACTGCTTGTGGGGATTCATGAACGCATCGAGACCCTCCTGAGGTTCCTCGGGTTCCATCCGGGAACGGAAACTCCGAGGGGTCGGTCGAGGCGGGGCGCGCCGGCGAGGGGCGGGCGCGATCTCGATCTCGTTGTACAACGCTTCTTCTTCGGGGTTGAGTTTCATAATGACATCGGAGTCTCGCTCCAACTCAATCTCTTCGTCCATCACTACACTCTACTTTGAAAGTAGTGCGAATCCTTTAACGCACAACAATTTTTTTTCTTCATAGATATTACATAAGATGTTCAACCTTAACCGTGTGAATAAAAAAGCACTGACGTGGATCGCCCTCATCATCGGCGCCCTCTTGGTGCTCAGCGTCGTGCGCAGCGGCTACTCCCCGAGACCCCTCGTCATCAAGCAGACGGGCGAATACGTCGGCAAGTCCCTCTTCAACCTTCCGTACACCACCGAGTGCGCGCCGGGTCCGAAGAAGGAGTCCAGCGCGTACACCCTCGGTCTCAAGCCGGGTGGAATCTGCGGTGCCCAGCAGTTGGTCCGCGAACAGGCGGACTACGAAATTGAGGACGGAATCGGTGGCACTTTAATCTAATCCTATAGTAATATGGCAAAGTACGTCACGCAAGTCGGCGTCCCAGAGTTGGAATACGAGTTCCACACGATCACCGTCGACACTTCCGGACAGAGCGCGAACACCTTCACGGTGCACTTGCAACAGCCGCTGAGAAACGTCGTTCAGGCGAGGCTTTTGGCGGCGCACATTCACGCGAACGTGCAAGTTGAACACTGTTACGTGAGCATCACCGAGTTGAACACAAACTTTAACGATCGGGCGTTCAAAGACCTTTCGGACGCGAGCGAGGCGAGCAAGGCGAACGTTCGCGGTGCCTTCGCCAGCATCGTCTCGGAGTCTTCCAGTCACGACGCCGGAAGCCAGCTCTTCCTGTTCCGTGATAACTACCCGTGCGCGGTGCAATACGTGAACCCGATCCGGTCCATCGATCGACTCACGTGCACGCTTTACGACCAAGACGGGAACACGATCAAAGATCCGGACACCGCCTCGGACAATTTCCTCGTCATTCGTTTCACGTGTATGAAACAAAACATTTAAAAAAATTCTTCTACAGGTATAGTAATTAAATATGTCACCCGGAACAATCCAGTTGGTCTCCACAGGTATCCAGGACAAGTGGATTATTACAGATGGCAGCGCCGAGACGGGCGTTTCTTTTTTCAATCAGGTTTGGAGGAAACACTCCAATTTTTCCCAACTCGTGGAGGAACAAAAAATCACCGGTGCCGTGACCGCTAACGGCTTGAGCACAATTCAAATTCAAAAAACCGGTGACCTCCTCGGGTACACGTACTTTACGATCGACGACGGCACCGCCGCCCAGGATTCGAGTACGCACGCGTGGACCACACTCATCAAAAGCATCGAGCTCGTCGTGGGAGGGGTCGTGATAGACGAGCAGACGTCCGATTTCATGGAAAACATCGCCGTCGATCTCTTCGCCGGAAACGTCTCGAAGAGTTCAAACGGTCCCCACCCCGGTTCGTCCTCTTCGAGTTACTTCTTTCCCCTGCGCTTCGCGTTCTGCGAACAACCGTCCACGGCGCTCATCTTGTGCGCCATCCCGTACTCCAACGTCGAACTTCGAATCCGGTGGGGACCGAACGCCGCCAACTACAAGTGGCAGTGCTTCTCCCAGATGTACTACCTTGGTGACGAGGAGAGAGCCGTGTTCTCCGACACCACGAAGGAGAAACACCAACTCATCTTCCAAGTGCAAAAGAACATCGCAGCCAACGACACGATTCAAGAGTTGACTTTCTCGCACCCAGTCAAATTCATCGCGTCGAGCAACACCTTGTCGAGTTCCCTCAAGTCCACGACGAACAAGATCAAGTTGTCCATCAACGGCACCGATCTCTCCCCGTTCAAGTGGGCGCGACCGAATTTCATGGACGTCACCCACTACTATCACACGTCCACGGTGACGTCTCCGGATATTTTCATGTACCCGTTCTGTATGCAAACCTCCCTCCTTCAACCGTCGGGGTCTTTGAACTGTTCCCGGATTTCATCCTTCAAGATTCACAGTGAGACCGAAATCCTCACAGACGACATATACGCCGTGAACCTTCAAATTCTCACGTATCTTAACGGCATCGCCGCCACTCGGTATGCCAATTGATAATCGATAAAATCTTACATAGTATTAGAGTAGGAGATGGTGAAAAACTTGAACACCGTTGAGCGATCTCAAAAGATCCGCTTGGGTCGGTTCATGCCGGACAGCCAGGCTGACAATGCCATCCTCATCAACGCCACAGAGGAGGTCGTCAACGTCTCGACGTCGGGCTTCTATGTCGCCCCGATCACTTACGGAGATGACGTCACCGGAAACACCCTGGTGTACAACACCCAGACGAAGGAGATCCGTGACAGCGGGCACCCGTCGCACCAGTTTCAAAATTTACAGAGCGTCACCACCTACGGAAACGTCACCTCGGAGACCGTGTCCCTGTCGAACGCGGACCTCTCCCTCGTGACCACAGGACCCGTCGGGATCGCGAACGCGTCTCCGGGGCACACGCTCAGCGTGGGTTCAAACTTGTGGGTGGACGATACCGGGTCTAACGTGTTGGTCGTGAGCGGGGGTGTGCGGATAGAGGGTAACTTGGTGGCGACCGGGGATACAACCTTCGTGGAATCCACGACGCTGAGCGTGAGCGACCCGCTCATCGAACTCGGCAGGAACAACACCGACCAGAGTTTCCTCTTCGATCTGGGTCTCATCATGAACAGACCCGGTGGACAGAACGTGGGTGTCAGTTACGTCGAGGGCACCGATGAACTTATCCTCGCGTACACGCAAAACACCGCGACCGATAGGTACGTCCTCGCCGACGAGGCGAACGTCTTGAACGTGCACGTGTACGGGGACCTCACCGTGTCCAACGCCCTCACCGCCGGGGTGTTCTACGGGGACGGGCAGTACTTGTCAAACATCGCCACGGACGAAGAGTTGAACGCGAACGTGCTCCGGATAGACGCCCTCGAGACCAACCTCGACGACAACTCCAGTCGCATCGCCACGAACACCACGGATTTGGCGGATAATTCAAGCCGTATCTCCACGAACACCACCGACTTAGCGGACAATTCTTCGAGGGTAACGTCCCTCCGCACCGACGTCAATAGCAATTCTTTCCGGTTGTCAACCTTGTACACCTACCACGCCTCGAACGTGCTCCGGATCGCAACCTTGGAGACGGACACCTCGGACAACGCCGCGCGGGTGGAGGTCTTGGAGAGCGACCTCGCCGATAACAGTTCCAGGATTTCCGTGCTCAGCAGTCGCCTCTTAGATAACAGTTTTAGAATCTCCGTCAACACGGCGGACTTAGCCTCCAACGCCGTGCGCGTGTCCACCCTCGAGACGGACACCGCCGACAACGCAGCGCGCGTCTCCGTCCTCGAGACGGACACCACCGACAACGCCGCCCGGGTCACCGTCTTGGAGACCGATTTGGCGGACAACAACGCGCGGGTCACCGTATTGGAGACCGATTTGGCGGACAACAACGCGCGGGTGTCCACCCTCGAGACCGATTTGGCGGACAACAACGCGCGGGTGTCCGTCCTGGAGACCGATTTGACGGACAACGCCGCGAGGGTGAGCACGCTCGAGATATTGAAGGCGCCCATCGATAACCCGGTGTTCACCGGAGTAGTCACCGGAGACGGAGGTGGGATCTCCAACATCACCCTCCAACACGTCTCCGATTACGGGAACGTCACGAGCAACACCATACAATTCACGAACACGGACGTGTCCCTCATCACCCTCGGGAAAGTCGGGGTGAACACGAACGCGATAGAAACCGGAAACGTCTTCGAAGTGAATGGAAAATTGTTTGCTACCCAACTCTTCGCCGAGGGCACGGAGTTTAACAACAATGGGAAAAACAAAATGACCGGGAACACGTCCATCTACGGGAATCTCCAAGTGTACGGTAATCTGACGTACCTCGAATCGAACACGGTTTTCATCCAAGATCCCATTTTAGGGATCGGTAACCCCGGTGCCACGGATTCCGGTGTGATCTGCATGTCTGGTGGACCCGGAATGAACGTCGCGTTCGGGTACAACAACACCCTCGATGAGTTCATCATCGCCCACACCAACGACGGTCCGGAAGGGCTCACCCTCGTCCCGGACGAAACCCGTGACCTCAACGTGCACGTCTTCGGCACCTTGTACAGCGCGAACGGTTTCGGCGTGAGCAACACGAACCCGTACTCCCCGGTGTACGCCCTGTCCATAGGATCCAACATTTTCGCCAAGCACGACGGAGATTTGATTTCCATCAGAAACTTTGCCGACAACGGCATCTACACCACCGACGTCACCACACCGAAGGTCAAGACCGATTCCGGGGCGCTCACACTCGAGGCGAACGCCACGGTCGTCACCGGGAACTTGATCGTCCAAGGAGAAGTCACGTACGTGAAATCCACAGAGGTGAAGATCGACGACCCGGTCTTGGACCTGGCGAACAACAACTCCGTGAGCGCCACCGATGTGGGTCTGCGACTCAATCGCCCGAACGCGAACGTCATCGTCGCCTACAAAGGGGTGGACGAGAAACTCGTCATCGCCCACTCCACGACAAATTTGAGCGTGGACGAGAGCAGGGTGATGAATGTGGAAATCATGGGGTCGCTCTTCTTAGATCAGACCCTGAACGTGGGCGCCAACGTGTTCATCAGCGAGCCCGGCGTGGTCACCGCGAACAGTTTCATCGGTGACGGTGGTCTTTTGTCTAACATTTCCTCCACCCTCCAAGACCTCACCGAAAACGGGGCAGAGTCAGACATCACCATCGTTCTCACGAATCCCACCGGGTTGGATCTCTCCGGAAACGCCCTCGTCGCCGGAAACGTCACCGCGGGCGTCTTCTACGGGGACGGGCAATACTTAGCCAACGTCTCCAACACCGCGAACGTCACCCTCGTGGTCACGGATTTAGCGGACAACGCCTCGAGAATCTCCGTGTTAGAGACCGACCTCGGGGACAACAACGCGCGGGTGTCCACCCTCGAGACCGACTTGGCGGATAACAACGCCCGGGTGTCCACCTTGGAGACGTACGCCTCCTCCAACAGCGCGAGGGTCTCCGTCTTGGAGACCGACTTGGCAGACAACAACGCCCGGGTGTCCACCCTCGAGACAGACTTGGCGGATAACAACGCCCGGGTGTCCACCTTGGAGACGTACGCCTCCTCCAACAGCGCCCGGGTCTCCGTCTTGGAGACCGACTTGGCGGACAACAACGCCCGGGTGTCCACCCTCGAGACCGATTTGGCGGATAACAACGCCCGGGTGTCCACCCTGGAGACGTACGCGTCATCGAACAGCGCCCGGGTCTCTGTCTTGGAGACCGACTTGGCGGACAACAACGCCCGGGTGTCCACCCTCGAGACCGATTTGGCGGATAACAACGCCCGCGTGTCCACCCTCGAGACGTATGCGTCCTCCAACAGCGCGAGGGTCTCCGTCTTGGAGACGGACTTGGCGGACAACAACGCCCGGGTGTCCACCTTGGAGACCGATTTGGCGGATAACAGCGCCCGGGTGTCCACCTTGGAGACGTACGCGTCCTCCAACAGCGCCCGGATATCCGTCTTGGAGACCGACTTGGCGGACAACAACGCCCGGGTGTCCACCTTGGAGACCGATTTGGCAGACAACAACGCCCGGGTAACTACCCTCGAGACGTACGCGTCCTCCAACAGCGCCCGGGTGTCCACCCTCGAGACCGATCTCGCCGATAACTCCTCCAGGATTGACGTGGTGAGCACCGACTTGTCGGACAACGCCGCGAGGGTGAGCACGCTCGAGAGCGATAAGGCGGATTTGCTCGACCCCACCTTCGATTCCAACATTACCGTGAGTAATAACATTTTCATGTCAGACTTGACCGCGACCCGGATCGTCTTCGTGGGCGATGACAACGAACTCACGGACAGCGCCGCCCTCACCTTTGGGTCCTCCCTCCTCACCGTCGACGGTGACGTGAACGTCTCCGGAAACCTCATCGTGGAGGGTTCGGTCACTCAACTCACCACCGAGAACACCATCGTGAACGACGCCATCATCGAATTGGCGAACAACAACGTCTCCGACACCTTGGACATGGGCATCATCATGACTCGACCGTCCTCGAACGTGGGTATCGGTTACCGGGGCAACGAATCCGAATTCATGATTGGACACACCCTCAGTGACCCGAGCTCGACGGATCTCGTCCCGGACGAAGCCAACGCGCTCGCCGTGCACGTGTATGGAGAATTGACGTCCACCGGGCTCGATGTCCACGGAAGCGCCAACGTGGGCGCCCTCACGACGACCGGCATCACGATGGAATCCACGGACGGGGGAAGCGCCGCCGGACCGGAACTCGTCATGTGGAGGAACAGCGCGACGCCCGCGAACGGGGACTACATCGGAGAGATTAAATTCACGGGGGAGAACGACAACGGAGATCAGGTGGACTACGCGAAAATCACCGGGAAAATCGGCGACGCGGGATTGAACGCCGAGGACGGGATCGTCGAGGTGGCGGTGCAAAACAATTCGTACATGAACATCATCGCTCAATTCACCGCGAACGATTTGAAACTCATCAATAACACCGGTTTAGAAGTCGCCGGTGACGTCACCGTGGACACCGACACCTTCGTGGTCGACGTCTCGAGATCGAACGTGGGGATAGGCACGAACGCGCCCCTCTTCGAACTGGACGTGCACGGGAACGCGAACGCCCACACCCTCAACGTGTCCACCATTCAGGGGCTGCAGACCCTATCTTTCAATAGTTTGAACACCTCGACGCCACCCCTCCAACTCACCGCCGGTTCCCTCAACGACGGCGTCGGCGCACTCCGGATAGACTCCGTGGAGCCGGACATCTTCCTCAACGACACCGACGGGGGATTCTCCACCGTGACTTTCGCGAACAACGACGTGTCTCGCGCTGCCTTCGGGAGGAACTCCGGAGACGATTTCTACATCACCGTGAGGGACCCGAGCGTGGACTCTGGAAACTGGAAGGACGACACCCTCGTCGCGGACAGTTCCACCGGGAACATCAGCCTCGGGTATAAGTTGGTGGTGAACGGGGGGACCCACACCGGAAGCAACGTGTTGGACGTCTTCGGGTCGGCGAACGCGGAGGCGTACTACGGCGACGGTGGATTCCTCTCCAACTTGGCGACCAATCTCCAAGAAGTCACCGAGCGTGGGAACACCACCGACCAGGTTGTCAGTTTCGAAAACCCGACCACCGCATTGACCACCGACCTCACGGCGAACGTCGTGGTGAAACTCGACCAACTTTCCAACGTCGAGATCGAGAATCCCGCCACGAACGAAGCCCTGGTGTACGACGGCTCCAACTGGGTGAACGAGGAGATGGGCATCAAGAACTACATCCGCGTGCACAACAACACGGGCTCCCAACTGGACCGAGGTAAGGCGGTGTACATCTACAACAGTTGGAACACCAACGTCGCGAACGTGGCTTTGGCGCAATCGGATTCTCCGGTCACCATGCCCGCCATCGGTCTCATGTCCGAAAACGTGACAACCGGGAACGAGGGCTACGCCGTGGCGTACGGCAAGGTGAACAACGTGGACACGAGCGCGTTCAACGAGGGCGACACCCTCTACGTCTCCAACACCACCCCGGGAGGTCTCTCGAACGTGAAACCGTACGACACGACGAATCCGGATCTCATCCAAAACATCGGCATCTGCATCAAGAAGGACACGAACGGGATCGTCTTCGTCACCGGTGTGGGTCGGGCGAACGACATCCCGAACGCCCAAATCGTCACCTCGAACGGAGACCTCAACTACGTGTACGTGAACGACGAGAACAACGACATGAAAAAGATCGATCCGACAAACTTACTGACGAAGATTCAGACGCTCGAACAGGTCACCAACGGTGGGAACACGTCCACCCTCACCATCGAACTGTCGAACGCGACCGGGATCTCGGCGACCGGGAACGTGCACGCGAATCAGTTTTACGGGGACGGGCAGTACTTGTCAAACATCGCCAACATCTCCATCCTCGAATCGAACATCAACCTCAAATCAGACCTCCTCGACCCGGAGTTTTCCTCCAACATCACCGTGTCCAACAACGCGGTCATCCACGGTGGAACCGTCGTGAACTTCGACACCGTGCCCTACAAAAAGTACGGATACGCGAGCACGATGACCAACTCCAACATCGGGGTCGTCTTCACTTCGGACGTCTTCTACGCGAAAATCATCGCACAGTTGGTGGAGGGATACTCCAACGTCTCCACCCTCGTCTTGGAGATGCAGGGGGGGAAGAAATCCGGTGGGGGCACGGCACAGGACATTCAGATCGGAACGTTCAACAAATTCGGGTACGAGACGAATCCGTACGCGTGGTCGTCCACGGTGACGACCACGCCCACGAAGGTTGTGATGGAGCCCACACAGGCTGGGACCACGGATTACAGTTACTCCCTCTCCATCGAGTACATGACGTCCAGCTCGGAGGGGCAGGTGGAATCCATCGAGGAGGACGCGAGCCCCGTCGCCACGTTTACTTACTGAGCATGTCCCTGACTTTTTGTGACCACGATTTCTCGCAGTACTTGGAGATGACGCACCCCGGAGCGTCTCCGATGCGCGCGGTGACGTACACCGCGTCCTTCTCCACCCAAGACGCGAGGGGAACCTGCACGTCGTCGCTCTCCGCGTCCTCGTGCATCACCGGTTCGGACACGTTCCACAACTCTAGTTTTTTCGTGAATTTTACGAGGTGCGCCAACTCTTTACCGTTGTGTTTAGAGCGCGCGAAGCCTTCGTAAAATTCACCGCGATCGTGCAGGTTGCACCGACCCTTGAGGACTAACCCTTTCGTCGCACAGGGCGTCGTCCCCTTGATCACCGAACACTTACCGGTGTCCGAGTCGCAGATGAGTATGACGAGGGGATCGAAGCAGTACACGAACGCGAGACGACCCCGGTACTCGAACGGGGACCAGTTCCGCTCCACGTCGTGCATCCCGGACATGAAAAACACCGGTTTCACCGTCTGCGTTCCGTGGGTGTGCATCCACATGCACCGCTCTTGGTTTTGAAACGGGGACAGACCGTTGAAGACGACGAAGATTTTTTCACCCACGCGACATATCACCGGGTCCCTCGCCTCCAAGTTCTCCCCGAAAACCCGCCGCTCCTCTCCGGTGGGCTCCCAGTCACCGTTGAAACTCTCGTACACCAGACACTTTTTCCCGTCCGCGTCCACGGACGTGTACGTGATGTACTTATCACCAGACCAATACACCGCGCGTTCCCCGGGCGTCTTGATGCGCCTCTCGATTTTAAAGTACATTGTTCTACTTCGTGTCGACAAAAATGTATGCATTATTTTTGCACACAGAACTTTTCTGTAGTTAGAGTATAGATGGCCACAAATCTCCAGACATTCGCCGGCGAGGTTGAGATTCCAGAAGGGAACCTTCAACTGAAGCGGATTCTGGAACTTTCGGCGAACACATCGAGCTCCAGTAACACGGGCATCTTGATCTCAAGAAATCTCGGGGCGTCCTCGGACAGTAACGTGATCGTGTACTACGATGAGGACCAACCGGCGCTCAGGTTCGGGCACACCCTCAACGCCGCGTCGGACGAAACCATCGTGATGGACGAAGCGAACAATTTCACCATCAACGTGTTCGGCGACGTCGAGGCGTCTTTTTTCAAGGGCGACGGTGGGCTCCTCTCGAACCTCGTCACGGATTTCCAATCCGTCTCAGAATTCGGTGCCACCACGGATCAACAGGTGACCCTCTCCAATGTCGTGACCGGTCTGAACGTGTCCGTGGGGAACGTCCTGGTCGCCGGGAACGTGACCGCGACGACCTTCATCGGGGACGGTTCCCAGTTGGATAACATCGCGTCCACCCTCGAAGAAATCATCCTGAACGGGAACGTCACATCCAACATCGTGGAGTTCCGAAACGCCACCTCCCTGGTGACCACCGGGATGGTGGGCGTGGGGAACCTGTTTCCGGAACACACCCTCGCGGTCGGGTCTAACCTCTGGGTCGACGACGCGAGGACCGACGGGAACACCCTGAGCGTGCAAGGAAACGCGTACATCTCACACAAACTCACACTGGGGTCCATAGAAATTTTACCGGGGTACAGCCTCCAACAAACGAGCAACTTGGGGAACACCACCACGAACACCCTGGAGTTTAACAACGCCACGACCGCGTTCGTGACCCAAAAGATGGCGGGCATCGGCATCCAACCGAACAGCGCGGACGTTGGCGTCGCCGGTCTGCACGTCGACGGGCACCTTCGCCTCGGGGGTCCCGCTAACACGGACGAAAACTCCGACGTGTACCTCCGGAGCGCGGGACAGTTGAACCTCAACGCGAACGACACGGACACCGACAATCAGTACACCGGATTGGTGCTCAGAGCCGGGAACTCCAACGAGTCCAACATCACCATCGAGGGCGCGCTCTCGGACGCGACCAAGCAACACATCACCTTCGCCACGAAAAACACGGAGAGGATGCGCATAGACGAACACGGGAACGTTGGAATCAACGTCGACCCCGGTGACTACAAACTGAACGTTGGGGGCGAAGCGAACGTCCTCAAACTCACGACGACGAGCCTCACAATCAACACCATCCCACTCTCCATCATATATCAACTCGATGACATCCTCGAAAACGGAAACGTCACCACCAACGTCGCGACGTTCGGTAAGGTGTCCGTGTCCGACCCCACCCTGGCGACCACGGCGTCGAACCTCGTGACATGGAACGCCACCACCCAAGAGTTCGAGGACTCCGGTGGGCTCATCTCGAACAAACTCTCCATCGTGAGCGAACAACCACCAGCGGCTCTCACGGGTGATTCTACGGTGGTCGATGGACATGGGAGGTACAAGGTGACGGCGTCGAGTGAGGGGAGTATTAACAATCATCCATCATGGCAAACATTTAATAAGACAAATGCTCAGGTCGGTGGTGGTTATTCGTCCAATGTGTCCTACGCGACTACATCGCCATATGCACATACAGGTGGAATGTCTCTCGGTGGTGTGACCGGTGAATGGGTCCAATTAGAACTCCCATACAAGACAAAATTGAGACATATATCTTTGCAATCACGGGACGGTAACGTTCTCAATATGCCAAGTTCATTTTCAATTATCGGTTCAAATGATAATACATCTTGGACTACTTTGGGTTCTTTTAGTGGAATAACTGGTGATGATTATACGGATGATGTGCAAAAACAATTCGTCGTAGACGCAACGGAACATTACAAATACTACGCCATCGTTGTTACAAATATTGTGGGTAATGCTGATAATGGTCGCCTCATTTTAGGTGAATGGCGTCTCTTCACCGAATCGTTCGCGATCGATGGAGGGAAGGTCGAGATGGCATCGGCGGCCATCACGGGTGGGAACACGGTGGTTGACCAAACGGGTCCGCACGCACGAGGTCCGGTGCCTTTGCGGAAGTATCCGGAGGTGCCGTTGACGAGTAATGTTGGTGTAGGTGGGTATGTGGCGAGTGCGAGTGATGAAAACAATAACACCACAAATGCTGCATATGGTGCATTTGATGGTATATCTAACGACTTGAGCTTTCGCTGGAGAACCGACGATCTTTACGTAAATAATGAGAGCACTGCAACGCCGTCTGCTTTGAAACCGTCATCACCTCAAACTCAACTCGACACGAATACGAGTATCGGTGAATACCTTATTATAAAATTACCTTCAAAGATAAAACTAAAAAACATTGTCGTGAATGCACCCAATATGCACATGCCGTATGAAGTTGATATATATGGAAGAAACGAAAGTACGTGGACACATGTGAAAAATTATACATATGAGATACCAAGTGGAACAGATACAGGAGCGTGGAACACAACCAATCAAACTATCGATGCTACAGAATACTATTTAGAGTACGCTTTCGTTGTTGTAAAAACTAACGGTCAAGAGGGTGCTTCAATAGGCGAACTTGAACTCTACGGCTACGAAGAAACTTCGGACCCCGACACATCCGTGGACACCACCATCACGTCCCAGTTCAACCTTCCGGATACGACGGGTGTCAAGTTGTACATCGATGGCGATAAGGGGTCGACCCCGACGGACTACTCCGGGGAGGGACACACACTCACCGATAACAGCGAGAGTTTCTCCGGGAACGCCTGGTCGTTCTCGTCCCTCACGACCTCGAACGTGACGATGTCTACCGGGGACTTTGCGATGGAGGGGACGCACCCACACTCCGTGTCCCTGTGGTTTAACTGTGCCAACGTGACCTCGAATGCCACACTATTCCACGTGGGGACCGAAGCGGGTGAGGCTGACGCGAAGACCGCCATCTCATTGACCGAAACGGGACACCTGGGTTGGATCGATGGTGGTGATAACCAGTTCCTCACGGCAAACACGTGGCACAATCTCGTGTACGCCACACAAGGGGGTGGTGGTCTACGCACGTGCTACCTCGACGGTCGAAAGTTGGGGGATGTTCAAGTGCAAGACACGTCCGGGGAGTACCCATCGTTTGCGATGACGGGAAACTCGCAGTATGGGTATAGGGTGAGTGCGAGTAGTGAATATTTAACGGATAGTAATAATAAAAGACCCGCATGGGGTGCACACAATCCCACTGTAAGTTATACGACTTCTACGACTGCTGGTGTATGGATGACCGACTTTAGTAAATACAGTTCATCTTCTCCATACGCAGCCATTGACGGTGATACGTTTACGGATTCAGACGGTGGGACACACAATGGACACTGGAACAAAATAGAAATGCCACACAAATTGGTACCATCTTCTGTATACTTTACAAATGGGGGTACATTTAGCTCAACACGTCTCGCAACTATTTGGGTCATATTAGGTAGCAATGACGACACGAATTGGGATTTACTTCTATCGTCTACGACAACGTTAAACCAAGCTACACAAACTTTTCCTATAAATACTTCCACTGGCTATAAATATCTCATGTTCCTGTGTAAAAACATCAATGGTGAAGACGCACTGGTCGTCGAACATATGCGTTTCTACGGCCACAAAGAGAACGACTTCACTCGCTTCCCTTTCTCGACAGTGGTGAAATATCCGCACATCGCGATGACTGGATACGTACATCGGGGGTATGTGGTGACGGCGAGTAATGAGACACTCTCCGACGGTGATCGCGCCTGGCATGTGTTCGATGAAGATAATTCAACTTACTGGAAGTCTGATGAAAAATACACTAGTGCTGGTGTAGAAAATACATCAAGTGGACTCACTGATACGTCTAGCACGGAACACGGCGGAGAATATATTATATTGGAATCACCGAGAAAACTCAAAATCACAGGGTTTAATTTAACGCGTGACGGGTTGTCCGCGTCGAGAAGCCCGGGTAGTATTGCTTTTCTTGGAAAAAATTCTGCACCCACTGTTACTACGGGTTGGACTTTAATCGCCGAACAATCTACGAGTACTTATACAAACGACGTAGCACCCCTTACTATATCTGGAAACTCAAATTATTTTAAGTATCACGCCGTCGTAATAAGAAGTATTGACGGTAATGGTCTTCGATTTCATATAAAAAACATAGAACTTCTCGGCACCGAAGAAGGAGACCTCGACATCGTCGCCCGCGTCGGCGAGGGCTTGGACGGCAAGGTCGCGAACTTCCGGGTGTACGACAAGTATCTCCACGAGGAGCAAGCCCTCGAACTGTGGGACGCGCAAAAGGACCAGTTCGGTGTGGCGACGTCGTCCGTCTCGGTGTACAAGGGACACGTGGGTATCGGGACGACTACACCGGAGGCGGCTTTGACGGTGATGGACGAGGCTCACGAATCTGAGGAGTTCCCACCGAGGGCGATGACTGGTTACGAAACGTACATGGACGGGCATGGGGTTTTTAAGGTGTATGCCGGTGAAACCGATTATGCGTCGTCTCATGGTTATCATGCGTGGGAAGCATTCAATGATTCAACTGATATATATCATGCAGATGCCTATACATTTGGTGGGACAGATTACGCTTATAATGGAACGACGCAATTACCTGGTTCGGGTATTACCGGTGCGTACATAGTTCTTGAAATGCCCTATAGAATTAAGGTTGATGCACTCTCACTTGGAAACGGTGGCAATCGTTCACCGGAAGATTTCACTATACTTGGAAGTAACGATGGCGTGACTTGGACGGTAATCAAATCTTTTACCGGTGAAACTATCAGTAGCGAAACTCAATTTTCATTGAACAGTACGGAATATTTTAGTCAATTGGCGATGATTGTGACCAAAGTACGGGGCGACTCCACTTGGCAGTATGAGACGCATAGATATTTCGGCACCCGCGAGCGTGGTCAATCCACCCTGCACGATGGGGAACTCAAACTCACCAAAAACCTCACGGTGCCTCGCATAGGACCACCGCTCGACGCGGACGACACGCCCCGACGGGACCGGCTCGTGGTGGAATACAACACCTCGACGAACCCCATGGAGAATGGGGTGGTGCGGGATACGTCGGGGAGGGGGTTGGATGGTCTATTAGAGAATACTTACGGGGGTGCAGCGTACAACCCATATTACGACGCCACGGAGAAGGCGTTAGTGTTTGATGGTTCGAATGATTATATCACCACAAAATCGGGTGCGCACTTGACAGAAACTAGTGGTGCACATTCCTTTTCAGCTTGGATAAATTTCCATTCAGCAGGGCAATGGAAAGTTGTGTATTCTTTTGGAGCTGCAAGTAGTGGAAGTTTTACGAACTTCACAATTTATGTTGGTAATAACGTTTTTAGGGTAGAGTCAAGACTTGGAGTTGCATATCGGGATTATGTTTACACTTTTACGACCAACAATTGGGTCCACATGGCAGTTACATGGGACGGAACGGGTGGTGTAGATAACGTGAACATATACATGGATAACGTAAAATTGTCACAGGGGACACAGGTTTCGGGTGGTACCACTAGCATCACACTACCATCATCATATCCAATCTATTTTGGCGCGGACGTAACTACACCAGGATCTTTCTTAGACGGTTACATGTCTAACCCTAAAATATGGGACGTCGTCCTCACAGCCGAAGAGGTCAAGCGTCTCTACGATATGGGTCGCCTCGGTAACGTCATCGCTCAGCCAGTGCACATCGCGGCACCCTTGTACGCACCCGGGGTGCCCGTGCAATTCGTCTCCGCGCAAGTGCACGACAAGGTCGCGTATTCATCCGCTGGGTCTGTACACGTTTCTCCGCTCGATCTTTCCATCAAACCGCACTTCTCAAATTCGAAAATTTATTTGATATGGCGGATAGAGTATGAAGCCCACCACGACAATGTTTTCAGAATATACCGGGATGGTGTTCAAATTGGATACAACACGGTGTCTGGTCAGGTAGATCATAGTGGTGTGACCACGGCATCTTATGATAATAATACAGATAGCACACCCCAACAAGCCATGATCACATGGATAGACTCACCTAATACAACGAGTACTGTGACTTATCAAGTATATTCTGCAGGTAGCAATGCTAATTATGCCATATGGTTGAACAGAACTGCTGGCTCGACCGGAGGGGGGGGTAACGAAAATGGTGTGTCGCAGAAGACCGCCATGGAAATCGCCCAGTAATTTTATCCAGGCTTAATATAATGGACTTTGCACAGGCCTTGACGAGTTTGTACCCCGGTTGCGCGTGGGAACTACACGGCTCGGGGTCCGAGTACGAAGGTTTGATATGGAAAGATGAAAACGTGCCGAAGCCGAGCGTCGAGGAACTCACCGCGGAGTGTGAAAAGATAAACAGGGAGAGACCACTCAAGGAACTCCGCGCTAAGCGGAACCGAGTCCTCGAACAGACCGACCGGTACGCCACGATTGACTATCCGCACGCCACGGACGAGGAGAAGCAAAGATGGCTCGACCACAGGCAAACGCTTCGAGACCTTCCGGAATTGGTGTCACCCGAAATGAAGATTTGGGTCACGGATGAGTGTGGACCGCTGCAGGTGGGCGATGGACTCATGCTCTCATCCAACGTCGAAGGCTACTTCACCAAGGGTGAACCCGCGGTGGTTGATCTCCTGGAACCCTGTGACTTTTCCAACACGACGACGGAAACGTACTACTCTAACATCGTCTCCGTGACCCAGTCGAACGTGGTCGTGACGAGTGAGACCGAAGAGCCCGGATATGTCGAGAACTGTTATTGGACCTCCAGTACCGTGTCCCACTACGTGGGAAATGCCGTGTCCCACTATTCAAATGTCGTCGTCTACGACGGTGTCAGTGTCTATACGAACGTACAAGTTGGCGAATACTCCAACTTGGACACGGAGATCCAAGAAGGATACACAGCCGTCATGGTGAGCAACACGTCCCCGGTGGAAATCGAGGGGTACGCACCGGTCGTTGTGTACTCCAACGTGAGTTCGGACCTGTACGATGCCAATGTACACACAGAGTACACCAAGGTCATCACACACTATTCAAATATCTCCGTGGTCGAGCAGGTCACCTATTCAAACATAACAGCCGCGGAATACGCCAACTTGAGCACGGGGTACATCGTGACTCCAGGGTACACCTTGTTTGTCAACGCTGCCTCAAACACGACGATTCGTGTGGAGCAGTACGCAGCCCTGACCCCTGAACAGAGGGCGGAGTACGTGGTCCAACCGGTGGCACCCGTCACGTCCAACTTACAGACCTACTACACTGCACAGACGCGTGAGATGCACCACACGATTCGTGAACTCGACGGTGGCATCAGGGCTCAATACGTCTCGTGTCGTTTGCTTGATCAGGCGTGAAAATAGTCTCCGTTTGTGCCTGGCGTTCTGTGTCTACAGGGCAGCCTTCGTGGGATGCACGTATCACTGTGGTTAATTTTTCTCATCGTATTACAGGATGACGTACACCGTTGAATTCGAGGGAGACGCCAACTTAAAGGTACAGGACCTGACGATCACCGGAAATACATACCTATCGAACGTGGTCCTAGACGCCTCACCGGACCTGCAGTCCGTGACGTCGAGTGGGAACACGACGACGCAATCTCTTCAAATCACGAGCGCGGAGGCATCGACCTCGAAACTCACCGGGGCGATTCAAGTCGCCGGTGGCGTCGGGGTCGAGGGAAACGTCCACGTAGGGAGCAATCTGTTCGTCGCCGGGAACGTCACCGGGAACGTCGAGTTCGGGACGGCGAACCTCTTCGTGGATTCCCTCACCGGAAACATCGGCATAGGAACCACCGAACCCGCAGAGTCCCTCGATATCGTGGGCAATCTCAACCTCCAAAAGGTTTCCAACACCGCCTCGATCAAGTTGAACTCCAACGTCGTCACGGAGTTCGTCCGGTCGAAGAAGTTGATCAAGTATCCCCGGGTGGCTTTGACGAGTGCGGCAAGCAATGCATACGAAAATGGATATAAAGTTACATATTCGAATGAGTACAATTCCGGGGGGTTCGCCCATCAAGCATATGAAGCGTTTGATAATAATCCAAGTGACATAGTGGGGTGGTATTCTGGTAATAACACTAGTACAATTTATAATGGAACAAGTGGTGCTTACAGTGGTACTACACAATTGGCGTCAGAAACAGAATTGGGTGAATGGATTGGTTTAGAAGTTCCATCACCCATTAAACTGTACGATGTACGAATAGTCGCACAAGATTACTCTGCATCACAAAACACAGTTGACGATTTTGTCATATATGCAAAAAAACAATCTGGGGATACGTGGACAAACCTAGGTAAATTCACCGGAATAGCCGTACGCCAGGGAACTGCTACCGGTGTGACTGTAAATGTAAACTCGTCAGACTACTATAAGTTTTTTGCACTCGTCGCGACAAAGAGATATGCACAAACTTCTACTAATGGTATATCTATACGAGTTCTAGATTTCTTCGGCGTCCCCGAATACGACCCGGACGCCGACGGCATGGAGGTCATCGCGCGGTCCGTGCCGAATGTGCCCAACACGGATTGGTTGGAGGTGTACTACGACGGTCAGGATTACACGTCCATGCCCGTGACCGTCGATGACAAGTCTGGGAATGGGGTGACAGGGACACCCAGCGGTGGAGTTGGCTTCGATACGGAATACAAGGCGTTCACGTTTGATGGGGTGAATGATTACATTTACAATTCGACAACTGGCTACACACCTTCTAGTATGTACACGGCGTCGTTATGGGTAAAAATGAATTCCGGTGGAGGAGGAACTTCTCCAATGATGTTCCAGTACGGCAATGGTAGTAATAATGCTTCATTTGGTCTTGCGTATGTTAGTAACAGTGCAACAAGCATAAGAGCGTTTATATATGGAAATACATCTTTGAATACGCCTGCAAAAATTTATAGAAGAAATGGGCAGTGGATGCATATAACAGCTACATATTTTTTGACAACAGGAACTATATATCTATACATAGATGGCGAATTCGTACAGAGTGCGTCTGGAACCGCTGCGGCGCTTGATTCAACTCCGTATCTCTCCATAGGTGTTCAAACCGATTCTAGCGATGCAATTATATCAAGCACCTATTTGGCGGGTTCCATTGCGAACTTCCGCCTCTTCAAACGAACCCTCACCAGTGACGAAGTGTGGCAATTGTACGCATACCAGAAAGAGTATTTCGGGTATAGCAACTTGGACATGGCACTCAAGGCTGGGCGTCTCGGTCTCGGGACCTTCGAGCCGAAGGCACAGTTGGATGTACAAGGGACGGCGTTGTTCAATGGCTACGTCAGCATCAATACGTCATCACCATCGGAATCACCTCTCCAGATTCAATGTGGTGGCAATAGTACAACTGGTATACGAATTGTGAGGGCTTCAGGTACTGGACATTGGGAAATAAGTAACCAAGTTTTTAACGATCTTGTTTTCTCGGCAAGTACTGGTGGATATGGCTATTTAGCTAGTGGTACTAATGTAGTTCAAATTGATTTCACAGGTCAGCATAGGAGCTTTATATACGGGGTTACATACACGGAGTACGACAACCTCGAGGGCCTCATTGTTTCGGCAAATAAGAACAAATACTTTGACATTAACGAAGACATCACGACGGGTGCGAATGCGATTCAAATCAGTCAATCACTTCCACTCGTGTCCCTCTCGACGAAGGAAAATGACAAAGCCTGTTTTGGTGTGATATCTGGTTCGGAAGACCCGGAGAAGCGCGAGTACGAACAAGGTAGATTCGTCACTGGGGTACAAAAACAAAAGGGTGACCAACGTGCGTTCATCAACTCCGTCGGTGAAGGCGCGATGTGGGTCGTCAATACCAATGGCCCTCTCGAATCCGGTGACTACATCACTACGTCCAATGTCGCTGGCTATGGACAACGACAAGACGACGACATTCTCCATAACTATACGGTCGCCAAGATTACCATGGATTGTGACTTCGATCCGGTGACCCAACCCCTCCAGGTTATAAAGAAAGATGAAGACGGGGTAAACGTCCTCGACGAACACGGTCAACTCCAATGGGAGGATCACCCCACCGAAACAGAGAAAGCGTACAAAATCAGATACCTCGACACCGCTGGTGCACAGACAGACGAAGCCAATGCCGTGCACATCGCCGCCTTCGTTGGGTGTACGTACCATTGTGGCTAACCCGCCTGTTTTCTTCCAAACCGTGTCCCGGTTTGCTAGAAAAATTCCTCCCGGTATATTAAATGTCTTCCTACAGACCTTTGAGATTTGTGGACGCCTCCGCGAGGGCGGACGAGATCGTCGCCAACGATAAATTGGGCATCGGCACCCACTCTCAGACGTCGGAGCTCCACATCAAGGCGGATGCCCCGGAACTCAGAGTCCAGGATGAGGTCTCCGAAGTCACGGAGACGGCGCTCAGGATCACAGCAAACACCGGAACGGTCTCCTTCCAGTCAGGCACAGACTTCACGGAAGACAGCAAAGGGGACTTTAAGTTTGAGAGCATGCACGGGGGGACGACGCACATGACCATCGATGGTTCGACCGGTAGGGTCGGCGTCGGGACGGATAGTCCTGTGAGTTTGCTTCACATCGACAACGGTGTTCTTGTCGTAGAAGATACATCTGAGACGAATACAAAGTTACTTTTACCAGATGGCGACGGAACTGGTGGCAATCTAAATCAACACTTCATCGGAAACACACACGTCGGTGTCGCGCAGTTCGTATCTGAACAAGAGGCAAACACATCGACGATCGCAATCATAAATAAAGATCGGGACAATAATACGAACAAAAATGCGTCCATTGGGTTTTATAACACGGATGCAGTGGGTACAAGTAAATATGCGGGTAAGATTGGGTTTTGGCCCGACAATGGGAATAATTCACAAACAAACGAATTTAGGGTATACACTTCAAATGTAGTAACCAGTGGTGCCGGATATGATTATCCTCAACAGAGATTTGTCATCGATAAAGATGGCAACGTCGGCATCGGGACGACGAGTCCAGAAGATAATCTTCACGTATATGGAAATATTTTGGGTCACCCCGTGATTAAAACTAAAACTATTACAAAGGGTAGTTCTCTTAGCGAAGAAACTGAAACATTTACATTGAATGCCGATGAAAATAGAATAGTGTTGAATAACAACCAAGGTTCAGTTGGTTCTACACGCAGATATTACGCAAATTTTACATCTGGGGTACCCACCACAGTTGGAACTATTCTACACCTTGAAATCAACAGTCAACGGATAAACACGGACGCAATAGGACGTGGACATCGGACGGTTATACAGTTCAATGGAACTGCTGTACTCGACACCGGTTACATCATTTTGAGTTCTACCGGTGGCAATGATTCATACGAAAGACAATTACAAAGAACTATCATCTTAACCGACGACGGGTGGAAAGATTATTCCATGTACCCTAAGATTTCCTCACCCACGACGGATGATGCTATTATATTTTCGACGACCGAGCACAAGACTGCTACTAATTTAGGGCAGACGGTACTTACAGAACGTATGCGTATCGCTGATGACGGCAACGTCGGCATCGGGACGGTGACGCCACACGCAAAATTACACGTGAACGGGTACGATGGCACTATTTCTAGCGCATCTCGTTCGTATTGGAGATACGGATATACTGCTATCTCCACCAATACAAATAATTGGACTAATTTGAGCATATATGGGAATGGTTCGATCGGCTGTGGTAACTACTTCGTTTCACACAACGGAACTATCGGTGCGTCAGACACCCGCATCAAGAAGAACATCGTGGACGCCGACGATGCCGAGTGTTTGGAAACTTTGCGTCTCCTCAAACCCAAAAAGTATCAATACAAAGACGAGATTGAGAGAGGCACTGAACCTGTGTGGGGTTTCATTGCCCAGGAGGTCAGGGAGACGCTCCCGTACGCCACCCAGTTGAGACAGGATGTCTTACCAAACATCTACGAGTTGGCGAATGTCTCACAATCAAATGTAATCACATTCACCAACTTTAACACCTCCAATTTGGAATCTAATGCGACCACACTCATTAGAACGAAGGGTATTGATGGCGAAGACCACGACGTCCACTTGGCGGAAGTCATAGACGAACACACCATTCGTGTGGAAGAGGATTTAACTGAATGGATTGGTTCGGTTGATGAGACTGGAAATGTTGTGGCGGGTAATCAGCTCTTCATCTACGGACAAGAAGTTGATGATTTCGTGTTCCTAAAAAAAGAAGCCATTTGGACGGTGGCTACATCTGCTTTACAAGAGGTTGATAGACAGCTTCAAGCTGAGAAGGCGAAGGTCGCGACCTTGGAAACGCAACTCGCCTCAGTCTTGGCGAGACTCGATGCCCTCGAAAATCCGTGAAACAGTCCCATGTTTTCTTCCAAACCGTGCCCCGGTTTGCTAGAAAAATTCCTCCCGGTATATTAATATGTCTCTGAGCACACAGGCGATCGGGTATTTGGACATCACGAACGCGATCCTCCGGGTCGGGACGCTCGACGTCGCCGGCATTCAGGGCGTCGACGCGGTCACGAACGTGCTCAAGGGCAACAGCGTGTTGTTGTGGGACGACCAAGGGTCGGACATGGCGTCGCCGCCGTTTCAACTCGGCGCCGGCGCCGCGCGCT